AGTTGAAAGTTCGTAAGGTTGCAGGTTTTATTAACTACGACAAGAGTGAATTTGAATCGACTTCGGCACTCTTGGATGGTAATGATGCGAATTTAGAAGTGCTTTGGAAAACCCAATATGCACTTACTGAGTTTACTGATGCCGCAAACTTCAAGTCATATACCGAATTGAAAACAAAACGAGATGCTGTTCTTGGTGCTGATATTCGTCAGACAACTCCAGATAATACTTCTACTGCTGAAACAGTTAGTGAATCTGGTGGTGCAGAGGCCGCAGAAAAAGCATTTGGTGATAGTAGTACGGAAGAAGATACAGACGCACTCTCATATTTTGAAAAGTTAGCGAACGAGTAAACTGATTTTTATCTTCTATTGAAAAAGGAGTCCTTCGGGACTCCTTTTTTTTAACCCTGTTTCCACATCCAAGGCGGATATTGGTTATATGAACGAATTTCGTTAATTATAACACTGCTGGTTTGAGCCGGCGGTGGCGGCGGTGTTTTTGTGTATGCTGGAGTCATTCCTCTTCCGTCCCCGGTTGTGTCGTGGATTTGGCCAGCTGGTGGTGCTTTTTTCGGGCGAGACACCTCGCCTATGCCAACTACACCTGCAATCATATCCATCAAATCACTTATAGGACCGCCCGAATCCGAAATCGGTTCTACAGATTCCTGAGTATCAGATTCTACACCGAGCCAACTGGCCATCGTTGTCAATATCGGAGTCGCAGTCTGAACAAGGTCCCCAGTGCGTTCTTCTTCATTGGTGAAATCCGCCTGAGTGTCGGTTTGTATTTCTTCTTTGATGGGCCCGGAGCTGGGCTCAGACATACCATAAGCAGACTCTATACTTGCTAATATACTTTGAGTTGTGGCATCTATAGAAGATAATGTTTCAGCTGAAGATATGATTCCTTCATCTTCTTCTGCAACGGCCGTGGCCTCGTTCTCCATCATTTCATCGGGGGACATGTCTTCTTCGCCACCACCAAAAAGGCCTGTAATACCACCCCAGATACTACTGCCAAAATCTTTTAAACCCTCCCAAGCACCAGACACCATATCTCCAATACCACTAAAAAATCCTCCGCCTTCTTCGTCACCCAAAGATTTTTTAAGTTCTTCCCAATTAAATCCTGGACCTTCATCAGGGGTTGCAAGAGTTTCACTAATACTACCCAATTCACCAGTCATTTCACTTGCATCCACAGTAAGGTCTGCAAACGAACCACCACTTGATGCACCACCACCCAACATATTAGTCATCCCCTCAGATGATTCTGTCAATGTTTCTACATTAGGGAGAAACTGACCCTCTTTATTGTTATTTGCTTCTGCTGGTTTGACAGTTTCTTCATTATTAAAGATATTGGTAGTTGAGTTTGTTGTTACTTCGTCTGATAAACTTTCGGGTAATGCTGATGTTCCTTCGGCCGATAAACTTTCAGGTACAGTGTCAGCATCTTCAGCCATTCCAGAAAATAGATTATCTTGTGTTTTTTGTTGGTCTTTTTGTTGTTCTTTAGCGTCTAATTTTTCATTATCGGTTTTATTGTCGTCAGTTTTTCCTAAATCTTTAGAATCAATTACCAATTTATCAATGTTTGCAGTATCTATTTCTAGAGTATCAATCTCTAAATTGTCGATAGTCATTGTATCATAATTTGTATCTTCTTCGTCATCACCAAACAGAAAATCTCCTACTGCACCAAGGCCTTTTTCTGCTAGTCCACCAACACCTTTTCCGACACCAGATGCGCCCGCACCTATGCCTTCACCAAGTCCACTATAAGCACTACCAATACCTTTACCAACACCACTGGCAGCACTACCAATACCTTTACCTACGCCTGCAATACCTGCACCCAAACCCGGTATAAGGCCTGGAATCATCATTGCTCCCATCAGTGCAAGTGGTAGTGGCATTTTATTTCATTTCTCTATTTTCGTTTTGCATTTCTTTCTTCTATTTTCTTATTCTCTTCTTTGATGTATGTTAGGAGTTGAGTCACATAAATTTCTTTTTCCCAAGGTATCATCATTTCTATTTCTGTTAAACTGTATTTGTGGTGTTGCATTAATTGAAAGTTGAGTTTATAGTAACCGAACAGGCTCATGTGACTGAGCCCTACTTGAAAAAAGAGAGTAGTCCTTGTAATTTAAATGTTCGATTTTCTCCATCTTTTGTTTTATATTTTACTTCATATTCTAGTTTTGGAGAAGTTGTGTAGAATTTTATTATTTTTTCATATTGTTCTTTTGTAAGATTGCCTACAAATTCTCCCATTTCCGCGGCCGAGATTATATCACCATCAACGGTTTCTTCTTTTGTTTCTATTGTATCGATTGTATTGACGATTAAATTGTAAAGTGGAACTTGATTCTCTTTTTTATTTTGTCTATTTAAATTTTCCATAACATCAATGCTAGGGTATTTCATGTATATTATCAAATCGTCTGATATTTTAATTTTGTTTGTATGGTTTTTTGTTCTTATAACTTCGATGTCGTTAATATTAATTTTTGTTTGTATGGTTTCTTTTGTTTTTGGACAAGTGAATTTTGGAGTTACTGTTTCTCCGATAGATTTGGCACGAAGCTTTAAATACATGTATTCGATATCGAACATTGGTAAATTAATGATATCTTCGATTCCTTCTACACACGATTCAATTAATTCTTGAACTGCATGGATGACTTCCATTTCGTCTGAAGATTGTTTCGCTATCAACAGAATTTTTTCTTCCTTTACTAAAAATGGCCTGAATTTTTTAATTTCACCATTAGAAGGTAATGTCAATTCATATTTTGGGGTTGATGCTTTTAAAATGTCTAATATACTACTCATTATTTAAATTCCTTTTTGTTTGTAGTGTTTTATAATATTATGTGGTTTATGCATAATAATAGTATTTGTAATAATTAAAAGTTACTTGTAATTTAGCAACTTCGTTTTGCATTCCATATGAGAAGTTGGATGGAATAATTGATGATGGATATGCGCCAAATACTGCATATGTTCCCGTAACGGCAGTTGAGTCCGGGGTTGTAGTAAAGATGACCAAAGAGTGTTCGCGAATTTTTATCATATCAAGATTTGGTACATTGTTGAATCCAACAATACCATTCATCCAATTTTCAAAATAATTCCTTTCGGCATTATTTTGACTAAGGTTAAGAGTCATAACAATCTCATCATTGAATTGTTGTCTGTATGGAAATTGTTTATGTGTTCCATATATTGTATCAGTAAATACTTGAAAACTTCGCGATGGTAGAGTTATAGAATCGGGATACCATTCAACTGCACTACCCCCTGGCGGCGTTGTTTCCACTCTATACTTAGTGGGGGATTGAAATCCTCCAGAGTAAAATGCTTTGAAGTTGTCAATACTGTTGTTTGTTCCTATGGCCATAGATTTACCTTTGTATGTTCCTTATTATATTTATGGAAGAATATCGTCTTCTGTTAAAATAATAAACTTCCAACCTTTATTTTCGCAAAATTTCTTTGCAGAATTCCACTTTTCTTGATTTATCGTATATCGGACACATTCATTTATGTAATTTTTTGATTTTCTTTTTGGCTTCTTTGGTGGTTTAGTTTGTTTTTTGGGTTTTACTTCTATAATAGATACTTTTTCATTGCTTTTTATGATAAAATCTGGGTAATATCGATGCATTTTTTTGTCTGTTGTAGAATAATACGGAATTGCAATTTCTTCACTTCCCCATTGAGAAACACTTTTGTTTTCGTCAAGGTATTTGCATACTCTTCTTTCCCATAAAGATCTACATATGATATTAGATGCATCTCCCATATATTTATTTGCGTTTTTTATTTTATATTTTGTTTTATATGCCATATTTCTTAAAAAATTCAATATATGTATATTTTAAAGTATAAATAATATAGTAATTAATATAAGGAATTCAATAATGACAAATATAGCAGGATCAGAATAAATGGGAGCTGGAACAGACACATGGCCGATACCGGGTGACCAAGATCCGGAATGGGGATCTGCGGGAGGGTATCTTAATTTTTTTGCCCAGCAATTCCATCTAACTTCTGATGATAGGGCAGAATCTACAGAAGAAGGCAATGGATGGGCAGGTGCTGGTGGAATGATACACAATATTACCCTACCATATACCAATTGCACCACAACAGAGACCGCAACATGGGATAGTGGGAAAAATACAGTTGGTGCCACAGATGCAAATACTGGTTGGGCATGGTTTCGAGATATAGGATATGATATGAAAGAGTGGGTCGGTATGGCGGGTGTCTATAATCATGTAAACATGGAAGTAAGTAGTGCCGGATTTAAAGGTCCAGTTTTAAGACAAAGACATTATAGTTGGAATTTGATAAATAGAAGTGGTGGCCAGGATGAAGGCCGAGTAATCGCAGGAATTTGTAGAAAATTCCAAGCATCTGTATACCCTAAAATGGATCCGATGCGAACGGCCGATAATATTGTCCAACCACCACCAATGTGGACCACAACAGTATTTCCATCTGGAAATGATGGGCCGGGTGTAAACAATATTGGTACTAATCCAGTTAGTAGTCCTATGCAAGAGAGGTATAATCAAGGGGGGTATGAAGTGGATTCTGAAGGCCAGTTCTTCGGCGGCATGCAACACCCTGTTGCAACTCCGGGAAAATGGAGATGGTCTATGGACCCTTTCACTTCTGTTCTTTTAAATGTTAATATATCTCCTACTGAAGGCACAGAAGGTGCTATGACAATGACACAAGACGGGTGGCCATTAGTTACTACATTAAAGATTTCATTTTTAGAAGTTGATCAATGCATTGCAAAACAGAACTGGAGTAGTATAATTCCATATAGTTGGGCCCAAAATGATTCAGATTCTACCCAAGGGCAAGGGTGGGGTGATGATTATTCAACACTATAATCAGTTATAAATAATATATGTTTGAACATTATCCAAAAATTGATTATAAGTTTATAAATGAAGACGGGCAGATTACTAATTTAGAAATTGTTGATGTTTTTAGAAATGTTTCTATTAAAAAAGAAACATTAAAGAATTCTTCAAATTTTAGATACCATGTAGTAGGCGATGGTGACACTCCCGAACAAATTGCGGTTGATTTATATAATGATTCTTTTTTGTGGTGGGTAGTATTATTAACAAACGGAATAATTGATAAAAACCAAGAATGGCCTAAAGATACTAAAGAAATAAATAGAATATTTGATGAGTTCTTAGACGGTAGTGTTTATTTTATAGTAGAAAATCCGGCTATACAAAAAGATGATATTATGGTTAAACGAGATGTTGATAAGACTGGTTCAGTTGACATAGAAATCTTTGGTATTATTAACGAATATGATAAACATCTTCATAAAATTAAAATAAAGACTGATAGGTCTGAAGGAACATTTGAAGAGAATGATGAATTTTATCTTTTTCGCCGGGATGCGGCAAACAAGTGGGATACCGTTAGTGGAATGGGACTTACTGCATGTGCCAAGCAAACATTAGGATCTACCGCTGGATGCACTCCAGTTGGATATTTAGATTTCCCTTGTGGGACTGGACCCTACTGTGCAACTGCGGGTTCTACCTATGGAATTATTAGGAAAAAATCAACATTTAAAAGTGCAGTAAAACAATTTGAAGTTGATGGTGTTCCCATTGATCCATATGCTGTTCCAAATTCTATAGGCGGAGCAACGGGAAGTTATTATAGTGGTGCCGGGCAAAACATATGCGGTTTAACAAGTACAGTTTTATATAAGTATATTGAAGGTTCATTGCAAAGCAATCATCCAGCAATTAAAGTAATAGGGGAGGGTGCGGATATTATCAGAAAAAATGATGATAGACGAACTATTAAAGTTCTTACTCCAATTATAGTGCGAAAAATTGTAGGAGAGATAAAGGCAGTTATGAATTCTACTGTTCCTCCCGGAACCACAAAATATATAGAATTCGATTTCTAATGTATAAAGGAATTAATATATTATGAGTAGTTCAACATTAGCACACAATCGTGGATATAGTATTGATGTATCGAAAGTATACATACGAAAAATGAGTTCGGGTGAAAAATATCATATTGTAGATGATGGCGAGGAAACAGGCAATATGGGATCTTTGCTTTTGACCTTGCGTATTGATGAAAGTATATTAAGTTCGGTAATTACAGGAAATATTGTAATAAAAAATCCAGGAAAGGCCCTTGAAAAATTTAAAATTTCTGGTCAAGATGAAATAATTCACATCGAAATGAAAACACCACATCTTGAAGGTTCTGAGCAGGAATTAGAATTTTGTATAGTTTCGGTAAATGAATTTGGCCAAGGAGCAGATACCCTAGGCAAACTGGGCGGGGGCATTAAAGATAACAAAATGCAACTTCATTTTATGTCATGTGAACCAATGTATCTTGATATTTCTGATTGGAAAGGTGGGGAGGGTGAACTTTTTAATCAAGATATGTTTATGAAAATTGCATCAAAAGGTGTTAATTTGGGTGCGATTGGGGATTGGTTAAACTTGAATGTAGAAGGGGGATTAGTTAATGCTATTGCACCAAAATATTTTGAAGGGAAAAACGGATGGGTATGTGGTAAACAAAAAGAAGGTATGGATATAGAAAATACTCATAATGGAATATGGTTAAAAACAAATTCTCAATTATATCCTTGGGGCAAAGAAACAAATTCTATGACTCTTATGCAACTTATGAAAAATATGGCAGAAAATGCAATAGACGAAGATGAAACTTGGTGTAATTATGTTTTTTATCATGATTTTGATAAATGGCATTTTAAATCTATAAAGAATATGGTTGAGGAAAATAAAAATGACATCCCGCGGGGACAAGATGCAGGAGATATTCAAACCACTTCTAGGGCAGTATATGGCATAAAAGATGGAATAAGTTCAAAAGAAGAATCCGATACAGGTGACCCAAAAATAATGACTAGCAGGAGTATTATTGCTTCACCAAATCATTTAAAATTGTGGAAAGATGGGGTATATGCTTCATATTATTATCATGTGGAGCCAGATTATTCAGATCCATATAATTATTATATGGATACTGCGACCGTGCATAAAAATAAATTTGTAACTTATGAATATCATAGAGATTGGGAAGAAAAATCGTGGAATACTTTTACGGTAGAAAAATTTAAATTTCTACCCGAAGATATTAAGACGGTAATTGATTCAGAGAAACCAAATAAAAATTTAAAATTTAGAAACATACCAGAGGTATATGGATATTTTGAAAATGCATATAATAGCAAAAACCCACACAATAAATATGATTTTCTTTCCAGTAGGCAGGGGAACGGGTCTCTTGGCAAACGAAATGATGTTGTGTGGCAATCAATGTCTGATCAAACAAATTTAAAATTGGAAACTATCCAAACAATTCAACAAGATATTATTGGTCCAACAAGAGAAAATTATTTGGAATATATTTTTAAAAAGAATCTTAAAGAAAAGTGGAATATATATCGACATACAATATGCTGTGATAAGATTGATGAAAAACGACAATTCCTAGCAGTTATTGATGATGCAAAATTAATACAAGAAAATGGTAAGGGTGGCATATATGAATATTCGTGGAGAGAAGTGGAAATGTGGCCTAAACAATATATTAATTATATTAATGAGGATGAAGAAGAAGAAGAAGTTCAAGCAGAAATTGTATCTCATCCAGATGCACCCATAACCATTGCTGTTGTTCCAGAGTCTAGAGGTGGATTAAAGGGTGTTATGAGTGATGAAGAAAATAATATAACAGGTAAAGATGGTGCATATAATATTAATGAATTGTTAAATCATCAAGTAGGGGATGATGTATATACTGGTCCTGGTATCAATGCGGCCGAGATTGAAGAATCATACCCAGATGGAAATGATTATCCAGACGGGCATCAAATGATGCCAGTAGGGGGGTATTGGAAAATTGGAGATGATCCCTGTCTAATGCGTGAAGAAGGTGAAATGTGTGGCCAATTTTGGAAACATATTGTAGAGATGAATGTTATACCGGCAGATATGCTAGAAACAATTTCTCCTATTAAACCTGATCCCGAAGAAGATATGGTGGATATTGAAATTCCAGATAGAATATATTTCTTTGATGTTCAAAATGCACACGATGGATTATGTAGTTGTCCAAACTAAGATAAATAGTATATAATGTATAGCGGTAAATCATGTTGTTGTGACTGTGGGGATAAATTCTGTAAAGGAACTGAATATTTCTATGATGATACCAGTATAGGTTGCCCTATTTGCGCGGTCGGAATAAGTTCAATGGCCGGTGGTACTTTCGCTTGGCCGGGTGCAGAACCAAAACATAAAATGCCTAATTCCGATCCGTGGGATGGAGATGATCTTTTTATAGGAGAACCCTGTTGGTCGTCTGATGTGTGTGAGGATTATCATGAATGCGTTGATGATATGTTCCCCCCACATTATTATCAACTTCTTTCTCCTATGGGACCTCTTCCTTGGACTCCCCAAGCATTTGAAGATTGGATAGACAATTATCACGGTCCATTAGTTCCAAAGGGCGATTGTACAATGCACTGTACAGAAGAAAATATTGGATGTCATAAAATTGCATTTGTTGGTGCATTAGGTTATCAAGATAATATTGATGGTATGGCCCACTTAACCATACCACCTTATCCTAGTAGTACTGAAAATGTTTATGATAATTGCGAAAATTGGAAATGGATAAGAAATTGGGTTGTTGATGGTGGAAAATTAGTAATCATGATTGATCCAACTTATGGAAGTTGGACCAATTCGTGGTGTCTTGATCAAGACACTGGAAAGGATTTGGGATGTTGGTTAGACTGTATAGACCACCCCGAAGATTGTTTATGTGATTGCGATTGGCCTTCTTCAGACGAAGTTGTTACTGATGTTGTTGAAGAAGATTTTAGGCGGTTTGCTCATTTCTGTGCAACATCAGAGGAAGAATGGCAGGCAGGATGTAATGCACACGATGAGCAAGGATGCATCGGGGTGCCTATAGGAGATGGTCTCTTTAATATTGTTCCTGAAACTGAATTTTATTATTCAGAAATAGTACATTATCAGGATGGTGACGGGAATATTCATGATGACTATATGAATCTTCCTGAAGGTATAACCCTCGACAAGTATATTCCGTGTTGTCAACAAACAATTAAGCCGTTTGTTAAAGACGGTGAAGATAGTGGGGGCAATTCAACCGGCGTTGTTCCACTTTCCTTTAGAACTAATGAGGCTGCACCACTTTATCCTGTCAACGAAGGTGTCGGAATAGTGGGATCGTGTGGTAAATCGGGCCAGGATCCTAACCCATGGTCAAACGCATGCACGGTTGTATATAAACAACACGGTAAAGGTGCAGTTGTTGTTATTTATGATTACACGGTGTGGGGCACTTATCAAATGAACTCGAATGTTTTCCCACCGAGAGATAATTTTGTTAATGGACTTACTGAAGAAGAAAATAAACTAATGGCGTGCAACAACGATTTCTGGACATTTTTGTGTCAAGATTTTTTGCAAGAAGAAGGATATTCGCCTTCTAGTTGTTCAGAGCCTATCTTTTGGGACAATAAAGGTCCAGATTATGAGGGAAATGAATGTCTACCAAAAGCCGCATGCTGTAAACCAGACGGAACATGTGCTGATTTGAATGTGTGGGAGTGTGGGGCAATACCGCTGTCAACTTATCATGGTTGGCAATCAAAGAGCGATTGTACTTCCTCATCCACTTGTATTGGTTGTGATGGTGATGGGGAAGGGACTTCTTGCAACACTTGTGCAGATATTGGTGGTGGGTGTGAAGAAGCAAAAAAAGGTGCATGTTGTCATTGTGCTGAAGGAAGTTGTCCAGAATCTCCTGAAGATGATTCATGCCCATTTGGATATTGCGAACAGTTATTTGGAAATATATGTGTAGAGGGCGAAGAGAAATGTTGTTGTGTTGATGGACAGTGTATTCCAGAAGATGAAGATTGCGGAGGCATAGACACGGATGTTTGTTGGCCTACAAATGAATGTTCGACACATGAACGATGTATGAGACATGATGGGAGTGATTCAACTTCGTGGCCGTCGTGCTACAACGATAATTGCTGTGAACTTGTTTGTAGAGGGTGGTATTGGGAAGACCCGGACGGTTTGACGGGCCCTGAAGGGTGGACGCCACATCACACATATCAAAATATGCCCATTCCAGCTGGAATAGATCCTTCGGAAGAGACCATTGAGATGTTTAGGGTATTATGCGAAGATGATGGAGTGTGGTTATATGATAATGAGAACGAAATTATCGGAATAACTTGGGATGGGGGAGATGATGTCGCAGGCAATCAAACATATGGCGTCTTGGAAATGGAATCGTGTAATATGCATGGAACTTTTAATCCTGAATGGGGTGCTGGTTTTGCTCATAAGCATCCTTGGCCGGGATGGCAAGGAACTTATGAAAGCAGAAGGTGGTCGGGACGAGGTATCGTTTCAACAACCCCATTTCACCCAACGGTGCCTGCTTATACCTGTGGGTATTGGTCCAGTTTGGATAGAACTTGTAAACCGCCCGAAGAACACCCCGATTGGGATACATTGATACATGGTCATTCAGCAACTGTAAAATGGATAGACGGTGAACAAATCCCATGTAATGGTTACTATACAGATGAGAATGATAATATTGTTCTACAGCCTCCATGTGGATATCCGTTGGATTATGCCAACTGGGGATGTGATGGATGTTGCACACCATACGGCAATTGTTGTACGGGGACTTGGATGGCCTTTGAACCACTCAATGAAGAAGGAGAATCTCCCCCATATGAAGTTGGTATTGGAAGCACAGCAGACGGGAACTTCTACAAGGGTGGATGTGGTATAAGAAGACAGTTTGATTGTGATACTTTTCGTGGCAACCTTAATTGGCAAGGTGGCACGGGAGAATATTCATATGGAGAGAAATGGAGTGTAGAAATAATTGATGGGGTAGAAAGACACTATTACCACCACAAAGCGTACAACCAAGGCAATCCAACACTACCCGGCCTAACATATGATGCTGTGATGTTCAACGAGTGGCATGGTATTGTTGAAGGTTCTCCAAACTGTGATGATGGAACAAGTTGGCTTCCATACGAAAAACTTGATGATATTATACGAGGAGAAGGGGCAACCGGCAGTATTTGTTACTCCTGTGAACAAAATAGTGATTGTGAAGTAGAAGGCGAATGTTGCCATAAACAATTACTCGGCGATGGCTCGTGGGATTCACTGGGATGTCTGCCCTGTTGGCCAGAGCATCCATATGGTTCGACTGATTGCCAGGCCTTCTCTGGTACAGAGGGTGGCAGTTATTTCGACAGAAACCCATACGGATGTCCTTGTTATAATAACAATGATTGTTGTCAGTGTCAAAGCACAGACCCAGACGGTCTTGGAATCACTGGTGCTAATAATTATGACCCAGACTGCGATTGCAATTGTAAATGCCAGGCTTCAGATCCATCGGGTGAGAATTATAGTGCGACATGTCGGTGTGAAGGGGAAACTGGAGAGAATAAACCATACTGCTCGATGATGGTGCCAGACGAATGGGATGTGCCAGGAAATTGGCCTATCAAGTCCGATTTTAAATGTGTTCAATGTTTATCAGATAGTCATTGTGATGCAGACCAGTGTTGTGAGCATGGTACTTGTAAAGATCCAGAGGAAGTGTCATGTTTTAGTGATGATGATTGTTGTTTTTTAGCACCATGTTGTTCCGTGTATCCAACCCCATGTGGTGAAGATGGAGCATCGAACCCTTCAGGCACTTGTTCAGTTTGTCAAGAATGTGATAGAAATGAAGATTGTTTTGATCATCACTGTTGCAACGATGGAACATGTGGTACTTGCATTCCTTGTGCGCCGGGTTCTTCGGGCGGATGCCTTCCGGGTAGGGGATGGAATGAACCATGCCAAGAGGATGAACAATGTGCAGGTGATATGTGTTGCCGTAATAATATAGTTCTTCCAAGTGAAATACATGGTCGATGTTGGGATTGTGAAGGGGTTAATCCATATACACAACCTTGTGAGCCATGTGGATTAACAGGTACTTGTTGTGTCAGGGGATTATCGGGCCCCACATCAACGGTGCCATCATGGCGATGTCGCGACGATGATGGAGAAGGGTTGAGGTGGTTAGAGTGTCGTAATATGCCAAGTTGGCAACCATTAAATGGAGAATATGCACCATCCGTTGATGATACTGACTATAGGTGGACTAGCCAAATCGATAGATGTGAAGATGTATTAATTGTTGACATTAATGGAGAACCCATTGAGTACAACTTATGCGGAATGTCAAACAGTGAGTTTTCTCAAATTCAGTATAAACCAGGACGACTTGATTGGGACGGAGATTGTTTACCTTGTCAATCAAATTGTCCATATGGATTCTTTTGTTCTCAGTTTGGTCCTACGGGGTCTTATGCTTCTGGTTTAACAGAAGATCCCAGAGTTTGTCGGCCATATGATGATTTTTGTTGGGGGTCTACTGCTGAAGGAATGACGGCCGACAGTGCTTGCTCCTCTTGCAACTCAGAAGTTATTCCAGGTAATTATGATTGTGTGCAATGTAGTGGTGAATGGGATTTTGATGATTATGATGGAGTGACTGGTGATTGTCAACTTGGTTGTTCGACTTCTGGTTATGTAATGATTGATGGAACTACTGGTGCTTGTTGTATTCGTGGATTTAATCATCTACATGCTGGCATATGTGAAGATTTAACTTATGATGCATGCCTTGCAAAAGGTATAATAGAAGAAAATTATGGAGAACCTGATATTGCATGGTATGGAATAAACACGAAATGTGATGATGTTGCTACAGAAGAAGGTAAATTATGTCCAGAAGGATATTGTTGTGATTGTGATACACCTGTACACAATCACCCACAAGAGCCGGAGTTTGGGTGGGGTTCGGACGGCCACGGACCATTATGGCCTGAATATGGTTGTGACAATAGTTGGATGTGGCATTATGATAGTGGGCACAGTGGTGATCATCCATGGCGTTTTACACACGATATTTTGTATAAAGTTGATGATGGTGCAATCTGTGGTGAATTTGAAGACGCCGATGATAACGGTTATAAAGCCCCAATTCCAATTGAATGTGAATCTTTTTGTTGTGGTGTTGGAGGCGGAGTCTTCGGCTACAAGTATGATGATACTTGCAACAATAATTGGCCAAATATGTGCGAGGATTTGCCCGACAGCTGGGGAATTCCTGAGTGTTTGTGCGATGACGGCACTTTAAAGGATGGTGCAGTATGTGGCGAAGTTCGATATTGTGGGGATTATGTTTCACCAGAACATCTCAGTGATATTGCAGAGTGGACTTGTGAATGTGACAATGCAATCATTAAAAATTGGCAAGGGGAAGCCCATGTTATTCGAGAAGATACAATGAATTGTTTTTGCCCATTCAATTGCCTTGAAAACAGAGATAATCCATGTGGCGATTGGGTTGGTGGTGGTAATTGCCAGAATGAATGGGCGAATTATAGTTTTACTTGTACTGGTGCATGTAGTACCCCTCTTGGTGCATGTTGCCACGGTTCGTCTGAGAGGTCATGTAGTATAATGTCTCAAGCAGATTGTGAAGAATTGTCGATAGTGGAATGGGAGTATTATGCTCATACATGGCCGTATGAGCAAGATGTCAATAGTTGGCCATCGAATCCAGATACAAGGAACAATCAAATAACATATTTCTATGAAGGACTATGGTGTGACCAAATTCCAGAAGGTTCTCCTTGCATGGATTATGCAGAGAAGATTAAATGTCATGAATGCAATCATGATGGTGATTGTATACACACACATTCCGATACTTGGAGTTTCAATATTGAAACCCCATCGTGCCGAGAAAATGAATTTGGTATTCGTAAATGTAGTAGTACCATATGGTGTAATCAGCCTGAGTTAGTGATTGGCTTTGAATGGTGCGCGTCGGCGGGAAATATATGCGAAGAAGGAGAAAAATGTTGTCACGACACGCGGGAATGTGTTTCAATCGAGGAAGATTGTGACTGTGGACTGTGGTGTCAATTAACTGGGCAAGGATGTTGTGGTTTAAATGGTAAATGTGGAGAATGTGATCCAGACTGTTCTCCACATGGTAAATGTTGTTCAAATATCATATGGGAGGAATCCCGTGAAGAATATTCTAATACTTTTTGCACCAGACAACAAAGACTAGCGGGTGAGTGTTGTACACAGGATAGGACAGATGGGGGAGATGGATGTTTAGAAAACGAAAATATGTCCCCGATTAAAATATTTGCTAATGTGTGTACCGATTGTTTAGGTGAATGTTATGCATCTGGGCATCATACTGGTTCGGTGACTCATCCAAATACTACAATGTATGATGAAGAATATTTATTTCCGAACGATATTAATCCCAATTGTGAATGGGACGGTTGCACCGAAGTCACAAACATATATGATTGCTGTTGGAGATGTGAACACGAAGATCCACTGGGTGATAGGAAAGTTCGCGAACTCAACGGAAAAATCGTTCCTTGGTATTTCACACCTGAACCCATATGTTCTAGTTGGCAAACGGATAACGAAAATTGCCCTTGCTATGAAATTCACGGTTGCTACGAGAGCTGTTGCCAATCCCCCGGCCTTGAAGGTGGTGACCAATCTTGTTGTCCGTATTGCGCGCATTGGGTATGCAGTGGTTGGAATGTACCAACATGTGAAGAACTGTGTATAGACACAGATTCTCTCTGGTATAACCCAGAGGATGACCAATGCCAAACTTGTGAATGTTTACATATTAAGGCAGAACACCTCGGAGAATCTTTGTGTCCAGATACGGGGGCATGTTTTGATCATACATGTTATCCAAAATGGTATGGAGATGTAAGTGAAGGACAATGTGATGGTGGTGGGTGTGGTGCAACTGGAGAATGCAGTGCCGCAGGATATTTAACATATGAACCTTTTATTGTCGGTGAAATTGCAGAAGAAACGGACATTTTGTGGTGTGCCGAGATGTTTGGAAATATATGTTCGACAGGTGGCACAGGACCGGCTGATGATGAGAAATGTTGCTTCAATGGAGAATGTATTCCAGCTGGCGAAAGTTGTACAGGTTTTCCTTCCGCGGAGTGGATATATTCTCCTGATTGCGAAAATTGTCAGACGATTTATGATGGTCTTACTGGGCAGTATGCATGGTTAGATAAAAATTTACCAAATTTAAATGGCAGTATATGTGGGGAAATTGATCCTGTTCCTATAATGCCTTGTGATGATTGTTCTCTCCTTAAAGACTATGATCCTTGTTATAGTAACAGGCCAAGGTCTGAAGGTGGTGATGGGCACTGGGCGGGTGGCACATGTATTAAACCTAATGGTGAATGTGGACCTTGTTCTAATTTTTGTGAGGGATGTGGCCCCTGTGAATGCGAAACAGATGAAGATTGTCCAGAAGGTATGGTTTGCACCGATAGTGGTGTATGTAAATCTGAGGATTTGTCTTGTGTGGTAAGTGATGATTGTGATAATGATGAGATGTGCTGTTTGAATGAAAAATGTGTTGAGTGTGATTCTCTTTGTGAAACTCATGAGGATTGTCCAGAAGGTATGGTTTGTATAAACGGACAATGTGTTGAAGGAATATTATGCGAAACAGATGAAGATTGTTGGGAACATGGATTGTGTTGTAGTGGTTATAATGAAGGATATAAAGTTTGCGAAGAATGTGATATAGAATGTGCTACAAACATTGACTGTCCCTATGGGTTGTGTTGTAGTCCTGATGAAGCAACTGGAGCAATGAAGTGTGTGGATTGTGGGTGTAGTTGTTTAGGAGAAATGTATCAACATGAGTGCTGTATGCAATCAAATGATATCACATCTGGCCAGATGTGTTGGAAAGAAGACGAAGATTGTAGCACATGCACACCATAAGAATCAAACATGGAAGGGAAGTTGTGATTTCAGATAAGGAAGATAAATTTATAGTAATATATAATAGAACTCATCCAAAAACATATGGGTTATATACCATGCTCCTCATGGTTAAATGTAAAAAAACAGATAATGTTGTTGTAGACTTCTATAACAACTATATTCAAGCCAGAACAGGAAATGAGTCTGTTGGAACGACTATGACAATGATGAAAGGCATATTTGAAGATGTATTAGAATACATTGAAACATATAGTCCATCTAGCATGACTTTTACTTTAGAGTTAAATAAACACAAAAAGGCTAAAAAATATAAAAACAAATTTGCCAGAGAACAGATATTCACAACAATAGCAAATAGACTTAAAAAGAAGACAGGACATTCTTATGATAAAATTATCACACAAAAACCCCGTAACAGATATCAAGTTAAATTTAACATAATATACAACGATTCATTATAAATATAAAGACACATGGATAAAAAAGTATTAATATCAAGATTGTCCGACTATGCAAATAAAACACATGTCGGACCCGACTATTCAACTAAAGCATGGTCGGTCAGAAAGCAAATAACTCATGGCCACGATGCTATATGGGACAAATATCCCTGCGCGAATCCAGAAGGGCCAGTAGACAATTCTGATTGTGGTGATGATAATCCTTTGTGCAATTGTCCATGTAAGGAATTAATGCCGGATTCTGATGAACAGATTGAAAGAATCAATAGTTCTATAAATGAAAATGATGGTAGTTTCTGGAATACTCTTTTCGGGGAAGGCATTGGTGGATTTTTAGGTGACTTCTTCGGTGGATTGTTCGGTGATGATGAAGGCGATGGAGTAAGTAAAGAAAATCTTGTCGAACCAACATATGAAGAAATTGAGGAAGCAAAACAAAGCATTAAGGAATGTGATTATATCTTAGAAGCACTTCCCGATGGTGAAGATTGGTTAGGATGTATATGGCATAATGATGATCATCCAAGTAGTTGTAATTGTCCTTGTGTTGGGAAAAGATTTGGCGAATATCTTCAATATACAAGAATGCAATCAACATATTGGGATACTCCTCCACAACAACCATTGTGGCGAAATGCTCAAATGGGTTTAATTACCTCTAATAAACTGTCTATAAATATTCATGGCGATTTGACATTAAGACCTGGAACTATGGTTTTTGTTAGAGATTTTAGTGGTGATGGCACCACATTATCTAAAATTGGTGGTAGGTGGTTAGTAGAATCAATTATTCATAATATAGGTGCATTTCCTGTCGCACACGAAATGCAATTAAATCTGATGAGGGATACATCACCAGTTGATTTAAGTGAATCTTCCATATGGGAGGGTATGGCGGATTATCTTAAAAAACTTATAGGATAATGTCTGCTCTCTTTATACATACAATAAGAGAAATCGAAACACAACGAAGGATTATGAAATATGGCCCCTGAAAGTATACATACCGATTTAAATATTCATTTTAGTAAAAATGAATTTACTAGCGATGTCTCTTTGGTGAAAGATGTATATTCGATAAGGCAATCTTTAATAAATATCATCATGACAATTCCGGGTGAAAAGCCATTTAGAAGAAATTTTGGCACAAGAATCAATGATTCTTTGTTTGATAATTTTAATTATGTTGACAGTATTCCCATGATACAACAAATAAAATTTACCATAGGCCAATTTGAACCCAGAATTAGAGTAGAAGATGTAATAATAAATGATTCACCAATATCCGAAGAAACTCCTATAGTTCCAGGACACCCCGAATCGGCATCGAGGGCGCAGGTAAGCGATACTAATCAACTATTTTTATACATTTCTTATTTTTTATTAAAACGATCGGTTGGTGGTAGTGCTTTACGAGATTCAATCAGCATAGGATTAACAAAAACAAGGTAATTAAATGGCAGATAATACAAATATACAATTAGGGACATTAGACTTTCTTTCCATTAAAGAAAGTCTTATCGATTATTTAAAAACTCAAGACACATTAAAAGATTATAATTATGCAGGGTCTGCAATACAAGTTTTACTTGATGTTCTAGCATACAATACCATGTATTATGGTAGATATTCTAATATGATTGCTAATGAAATGTTTTTAGATTCTGCACAAAGAGTAGAATCGGTTATATCATTAGTAAAACCGTTAGGTTATGTTGTTCCGGGAAGAACTTCTTCCACTTCTAGAGTAAAAGTAAGACATGGCGATAATGCAATAATACCAAAATATACAAAATTTTCTGGATATAAAGAATCGGGAACGCCTTATACTTTTTATAGTGTTAATGACGCAGCGATTGACAACATGGAGAATGAAGTAATAATTAATATTTATGAGGCCGCTTCTTTAGTTTTAATGTCTCCACTCTTAGTAGATGTTAGTAATCAAAAATCATTTTTGTATGGACTTGATATTGATATATCAACTATAACAGTAGAAGTTTTAAATTTAGAAACTGATGAATGGGATACTTGGACGAAAGTAGATAATATTCATTCTGGATTAGATGAAAATAGTAAAGTATATTGGTTGGAACGAAGTGAACTTGGTTTCTTTGTTGTTTTTGGTGGTAATGTTGGAAGTGAATCATTAGGCCCAATTCAACCTGCTAATCCTGATGCTTCAATTGGTGTAACGCAAATAGGAAAACAAATTACTGATAATGATTCTGTGCGAATTTCTTATCTTAGAAGTAGCGGAAGAGCCGGAAATGATGTTGGAAGTTGGTCCATACACGGATTTCCAGATGCAGAAGTAGAAAGCCTTTCAGATGGAACTGGATTATCTTCTGGTGGTACAGATGAACCAAATTTAGATATGATTAAATTTTTTGCCCCTAAATGGTTTGCAGCGCAAGATAGAGCAGTTACAGCAGAAGATTGTAAAGCATTGTTGGCTGCAAATGGATTTGTAGGAACTGCAAGCAATCCATATGAAAAATTTAATGTGTGGGGTGGTGAAGAAGAAAATCCACCCATGTATGGTAGAGTTTTTGTATCAGTAAATGAAGAACAATCCGAAGATTTAATTGGTGCGGCCACTAATGCAATGAATATACTAAAAGATAAAACTTGTGTTACTATTTTACCAGAATTTAAAAGCCCCGAATATGTTGTTGCAGTTATTGGGGGGGATATTCCATTTGAGGGTCTCGCAACCAATCAATCCAGTAGTACAATTATGAACAAACTTATTTCTAACTTAACGACAAAATATTCTAAAAGTTTTAATAAATCATTTAGTATATTTAAAATATCAGAAGATATCAATAAAGTTGATGACTCTCTTTCGTGTTCTTCTTATGATTTAAATTTTAATATTGATGTAAAAACTATAATGGGCCATGACGAAAGTATAAGGCCCATTTTTCTTAATAGTAAATTATCTCATAGTTCATTTACCACTTCTGAATTTACAGTTGGTAGTAGATATGATAATGATAATTCTATTCCATCCAATTTAAGACTAAAAATAAGAATAGACCAATGGATAGATAGTAAAACTTTAAGTCTCGAAGGTTGGTATATAAAAGATAATGGATTGCTATCTATAATTAAAAGTGTTGGCACATTTAAACCAGAAATAGGAGAAATAATCATACACAAAGGAGTTTCCAGTGAACCCTTTACTTGTAGAGTTTCTCCTTTGTCTTCTACTTTCGATGCAACTAGAAATATAGTTTCTGAGATTGATGTTAGTGAACTTAATTTGATTGGTGCATAACTTATGGTTTTTATTGGCAATATTTTTATTCAAGAACCCAGTCAGAATATAGATTATCGACTGTTGTTGTTGGGTGATAAAATAGATGCCAATGATAAATTAAAAAATAAAGTAGTAGAACAGCATATTGATATTCGTCATTTATTTCCTAGATGGATTTTACAAAAAACCAGATCGGACTTTCCAGATACTCATATAGTAAGATTTACACAAGCATATTATGATTGGTTGTATAATTTAAGTGGATATAAATTATCAGTTGATAAAGAACATGATGCGGGATTACGAGAATTAGTTGACATTGGAACAACACCCGATACCTTTTTAAAACATTTTACATATACCTATGCGTCAGGATTTCCTGATGCATATATCGAGGTGGCGGATACAAGAAAATTTATTCAAAATATCCGTCAATCTTTATATCAGAAAAAAGGAACAGAAGAATCTTATGTTTATTTCTTTTCGGAGTTGTTTGGTGCCCATAAGACTCAGGTTCAATTTGCATATCCAAAAGAAAAGATTTTACGGTTAAATGGTGGTAAATTTGGCGACTGGCAAGTAATAACAGATGCCGGGCAAACAGGGCATTATGGGGGTGCAGGGGAAGATAGTGCCGCTATATTACATCTTGGTGGGAGTTATCTTAACGGCGATTTTAGAATTCAAGATAGTTATTGGTATCAAGAATATTCATATCTTGTTAAAGCAAATATAGAAGAAACAGATGAAAATGGATTGCCCATATATGCAGAAATGTTAAAAGAGGTTTTGCATCCTGCTGGAATGAAGGGGTTCTGGGAAAAGACTGGATTGGATTATGTGCCTCCCGGTGATTTTGATGGTGGATTTTATTTTTGTGAATCTCCCAGATTGGATAATTATTTCCCATATAGGATTAATGCAACGGGTTCGATTGGATATTGTGCGGGTTGTTCTGGAAGTGGTCACATATATGATGGGCCGACTGCCATGGGTACACCCACATCTAGTTTAGGTGGATTAATCGGATGGACATCTGGAAGTGCATGGAGCGGAATAGGACCTGGTGGAATTTGTATTGCAGGTTCTTATAATTCTCACCACCCAGATGGTTCTGTTGCTGGTGCAACATGGGGCGATGCATGGGGTGGAATTACTCTTTCGGGAGAAGGAAGGGGAGAAACTTTTGGAGCGCCTACACATTTCTATCCAGATTGGCCAGACGGAATTACGGGAGAAGTTGATGCGTTTGGAATTCCTATAAGTGCATCAATCGGAAGCATATATATAGGAGAGTTCATCAGACTATGCCCTATGATAAATAGTCCGAATTTAGGTTTAACTGGATGTACTGCTTCAACATGTTAATAAAAGGAATTATATGGTAGATATAAGTAAATCAAATAAAGCGCCGATGTTTAAAACATCTACGGTTGCAACCATAAATGAATTAAAAAGAATGGCATCAAATGAAGGATTGGCATTTATATTATCTAATAACGATGCACCCCCAGAAATGACAGCACCGTATACAAATTCAGATCATGCATATACCAATTTCATAAACAGTTTAGGGTGGGCAGAATCGATTAATGCATCTGATATCCGAACAGTGGCTAAAGTAACGGGTGAAAAGTTTTTAAAAACAAGTACATATCCTGGATTTTATGTTGCGGGCGATAGACCAGCATTAAATGAAGTTAATCGTTCATGTTTTTTGGATTATGGTGGAACGCAATGGGTTGTGATGGGAAATTGGGGCCCAAATGCTATGGGTCGAGAACATCTTTATAGTGCTATTAACTTTAAAAATGGCCTCCCCAATTCAATGGAACAGGGGTGGCAAACAGCCGCCGATGGATGGGTTATGGCACCTGTAGCAAAGGCACACGAAGGCACTGATGATTTATCGAAGAATTACATGCATGTGTCTACTGTGGATGACGCATACGATTCTTACTATGAATTAAAATATGAAAATCAAAAAAATCAAGCAATAAGAAAATGTGGTGCAGGGAAAGAAAATTGGTGTGGGACTTGTTGCTTATATTATAAAGAAAATCACTACGATTCTGTTGCAGGTGTTCTACGCGACGCTGGTGATTTATATAAATGTAGTCATGGAAAATGTTATCATTGTCTTGAAATTGCAAAAGCATTAGATATGGATTATGTGTTTAATACTTGGAAAGGTGGTCCGAATGGACTCACTGGTGACGAATGTTTATCATGTAGCGAAGAAGATATGAGCGCATCCAAATGTGGTCCATGTTCTTGCAAAATTGAAGTAAAAGAAAAATATGATAGAATATTAGAAGATCCTCATCTTCCAGAAAGAGGAATTGCAAAACAAAATGCTTATATCGCTAAAGAATGGGCTCAAAATTTAAAGGGTTCTTCTTTCTGTTCATTGCGTGGTTCTTTTGAATCTCTGGCTCCAGATAAAAAATTAATATCAGAAGCATTTTGGGGTGCTGACAAATCGTTTGAATTGCCTGGAATTTTATTAAATCCAGAATCCAAACCAACAGTTGTTGAACTTGTAACACAAGGAAACAAAGGTAGCGAAGAAATTATTGGCCTTAGAATAATACAAGTAGGACAATATATGGATGTTGCAACAGTTCCTATTGATTATATTAAGAAGATTTGGCCAAATGCAGATGAAGAATATTTTAGAGTTACGACAATTGGGGATGCACATAAAAACATAGAACTTATCACTGGACCAGTGTTGCCCATGATGAAGAAAAGAATAATGTTTAAAGACATTTATGAAGAAACCGACATTTCAAAATTTGATAGTTATGGTATTGCAGTTTTAAAAGATATTAATGGAATGGCCTTTTTTCCAAGTTCTACCGCGAGTAAGCAAACTGCAAGATTAACATATAGAAATATAATGTCTACTACAAGTTCATCGAGTGATAGTGGAGCAAAGAAAACATTCAGTAAGTCGTCTGAATCATCAAAGTCTACAATGAATTCTTCAACAGCATCACAATCAACATCGACTGGTTCTAGTTTAAGTGCAGTAAAAGTAGCAAATGTAAAAACTCTGAGTGATGCATCCACAAGAAGAGTAGAACTATATGTTGGAAATGACGCGTCGAACTCAACTGCAATAATAACAGATAGCAATGGGGATAAATGGACAACAACATCAAGCGAATTGCCGACCAGCAAAATTACAGGAGCAATCCTTTCGCCTAAAAATACACAAGTTATATTAACAAATAATAAAACTATAAATGTTCCGACAAGCGTTTCAAAAGTAGTAGATAATCAAGTTCTTTCATCAGCAAGTATGGATATTGAAATGGTGATTGGACAATCAGAAGGATAAATATAAATGGCAAGAAATATAGAACCATTAAAGGCTAGAGGATATGGAAATAACCCATCGTTTCCTTTAACACCAAGCCCGTTTAATAGTAGGGTAGAAAGTGAACTTTCATTTGCAGGCGGGGGTGGAGCAAATTCGCCCAAAAATTATCAATTTGTTGCATACAGACCAGGGTTTCCACTACAAGCATCAGAGTTGAATGAAATTCAAGAACATTTTCAAATGCAAATGACTTTAAATTTAAATATGATGAACAGTTGGATTACCTCTGGTGCGGGTCCAATGTGGTCCGGATTTGATGAAAACATACCCGGCGATGGTGTCGCATTCGATGCTGACTTTGATGCATCAATTCCAAACACGGGATTGGGCGTGGGTGGTGGTAGTGTTGGTGATGTTGTAGATCATAATAAGCAGTATGCAATTTCTGGACCTGGATGGAGAGGTTCAACACCATTATGGCCTTTTAATTGTCCTTATGTTCCGACTGATAATTCTGGCTTTGGGGGAAAACTTGTAGAGGCTAATATAACTTTTGGTTCATTAACCATTCAATTTTATTCTGGGTGGTATTTGGTTGATTTACCTCAAATCAACCCCGATACAAGTGATGCATCGTTTATAAGTGGATTAAAACATTGGGTGTATTTAGATACCAGTTTTCCAGATGCAACACCTGATCCACAATATTCGGTTTCGCTAGATTTAACACAGTATAACGAAACCGATATTTGGATTCCTATTGGACTTAATATTTCGACTGGATATGTTGATTGTAACTGTACAGATAATAATACCTGTGATGAAAATCTTGGAGATAATGCCGCCGGCTATTCTAACAGTGTTGCTTGCGGAGCAAGTAGATACATGGTGAATATTGAGGGTGCAGGAGTAGGTGTGCCAAACCCGCTACAGCCCGAGCATTATAATAAACTTTCTTTGGTTTGTAAGGTTAATCCGTACAGCAAAACTGTGAGATATATGAATAATATAATTCTCTACAAAGGGTCCTGACAAATAATTAACATAAATAACATATAGAGATAACAAATATGGCTTTAGTAGACGATAACAAATATAACATACCATACATTACTGGCGACACAACCTTTGCGGATTGGGTTAGTCATTATAACACTAGCGCTGTCAACAAACTTAATTTGCTTGAGATATTCAACGGTGCTTCTGGTGATGGTATTGTGTTTACTCTTGGAACTACTGCGTCTAATGATCCCGTTGGAGGTATTACATCTGGTCCAGATTTACCATCGGGGACATTTAGGTGTGATATCGCAGAAACTGTTGCAAGAGGTGTTACCTTTCAGGGTGATGTTTCTATCGATGGTGTATTAAATTATGATTTAACTAGTTTAGAAAATCCTAGTCTCAACATTAGAATAAATTCGGAGCATGGATATACAGGAACAAAAGGATTCACTTTTGGGCAACCAATTCGTGTTGCAAAGGCAAATGCCGCGGGCGAAGAAGGGTGTACAGGAGATGCAACATATTATCTTGGAAAGGCAGATAGTGCCAATAATGCAGAAGTTATGGGTGTGGTATCTGGAGTTACTTGGCCATCAGATGGAACAGCATATAGCAATTCAAACACATATATTGAAGTAACTGTTGCGGGTAAAATTAAAGGTGACTTTAGTGATACACTTGCACCATATGCGTACACAAATAGGCCAAACGGTGGACTTAGTGCAGGGGTTGTTTACTTCTTGAGTCCTGGGTTCAGTGGTGGTATCACTCCTGAAGAACCAGGCATCGCAGGGCAAGTGTCCAAACCTATGATTTTGGGAATTACCGCAGATGAGGGTATTGTTTTAAATTATCGTGGGCAGTTCCTAAAAGGAAGTGGGACAGGTGGTACAGGTGGTATCAATGATAATAGATTTATGGTTTCCACTACAAATGCAGACCTTGTAAGAGGTGTTGTCGCAGGATACACGAATGATGGTGATTGGGTTAAAGTTTCTAATACTGAAGACGACCGACCAGTTTCAAATGCAGTAGGATTGGTAGTTGATAGATTTACATTAGATAGTATTGACTATGTAGAAATTGTATCTACTGGTCATATGAGTGATATGCCTGTTGATGATGGTTCAGTTGGACTTTTATATGTAGATTCAAATGGACAATTAACATCTAATTCTGTTGGTGCCCCTGCCAAACCATTCGCGGTTGCATGGCCTGATAGTGCAGGGAGTGGTGTTAGACGGGGTGTAATTATAAATCAAACTGCTGGTGGGGGTTCTAGTACTGCTGAGAGTACTAGGTCTGGTGGAGGTGGAAACCCAAATGGAAATTGGGCATATAATTCAAGTTCGTTGGGTGGTACTACTTATGGTAGTGCAATCAATAATAATATGTTAATCAATGGTGGATTCGATATTTGGCAAAGATCAATCGGAAAAGATTCGGCTTGGACTGCAAAAGATACAACATATTTTGCAGATAGGTGGGTAAGAATACATGGTGTTTCGGGCGGTGCTGGAACAATTTCTAGTGCATCATTGCAAAGACAAGAATTTGTTGCGAACCAGACTCAAGTATTTGGAAATCCAAAATATTATCTTGCATCTAATCATGTCATGGCAGGTACTGGTGGCCATCATGGAGATTTCATCCATATTGAAAATCGAATAGAAGATTCTAGAATCGCAAGAGGACAAGATGTAACATTATCTTTTAATGCCAAGAGTGGTATAACTGGTGCTACTATGGGTGTTGTTTTAACACAAATGGATGGAACAAATAGAAATACAACAACAGTTGCAAATGCATCTCTTGGTAGTAGGTGGGGCAAATATGAGATTGCATTTAATATTCCAGAGCAAACAGCAATTCCAACAGGGAGTAAGCACTACTTATCAGTTGGATTTGATGTTACAAAATTAAATACAACTTTCGATTTAGCAAAAGTTAAACTTGAACGGGGATTGGTTGCAACAACTAATGCAGAAGCAGACGTAGATGAAGAATTGAAAAAATGTAGCAGATTTTATCAAAGAAGTTATAATATCGATGAAAACACACATAGTGTAACGATGCTGGATAACAATAATCCGACAATTAGTGTTATTGATTTTACAACCACTCCAATGAAAGATTTATATTTTAAATATCCTGTGCGAATGAGAGCAAACCCGACTATTACTTTCTACTCGCCAAAAACAGGATCAACTGGGGATGCATACAACAGAACAGCAGAAAAAGATATAAGATATGTGTCTGGAACAGTTTCTCAACACGGAACACGCGTTGCACCTGCTGGAGATGAAACCATTCTTGCAGAACACTACACAACTGACGGAATGTATATTGTTGTTCCTAACGGCACAGTTCTTTGGGATCAAATTTCAGCACACTATGTTGCAGATGCAGAATTAGACACAGATGGTACGGTTCTATAACGGAGATGATTAATGGCAAGTTGTAATACAAATAGTTCTAATCTTTTAGGAAATCTTAATATCAATAGTATCACAAGCAGTGGTGCTAGATTACTTATGACTCATCCATTATCTGGATTTTCTGGTGGTATTATTTCTGGCCTCCCCGGCGATGACGGCGTTACAGCGGGGGATGCAATCAGATATGATAATGATATAAACAGTACAAGTTATCAAAAGTATGTTAAAGCACAAGCAAATACTCCTGCAAATTGTGAAGTTATAGGAATTGTTGAAAGTGTAACTCCTGTGAATCCAAGTGACCCAACAACGGGAGTGGTCACAGTCATAATACAGGGGCAAATAAATTATCCGGCAACAAAATTAGTAAATGCAACACATATTGATGCTGAGGCAGGCCTGTTGGGTGCTGCCGGTGGTCAAGATGTATATTTCTTGAGTGCGGCAACTGCTGGTGTGCTTCAAAATTTAGCACCCATCGAACCAACTCAAGTCATAAAACCAATTTATCAAGTTGCTCCAGATTCTCCATGGACCGGTCAAGTTGTAAATTATATTGGATATCAAGCTGGTGGTTCAATTACGGGCGAAGATACACATTCAACGCCTTCAGGTTCTATTATTGATGTAGTGGATTGGATGGGTTCGGGACTGGATGGGACCGATACGGGGCCCAACGAATCCCCAGTGAGTGCAGGATGGCGAAAATTAGATGGTAGTACTTTAAATCTTCTGGCATCAAAAGGAGAAACATACGGACATACTTACAATATAATTAAAAATTATTGTCAGACTACAACAAAAATTACTTGTGAAAATACTCCATCAACGAGTCTTGTTGGTAAACAGTGTTTTGTTCGTGATAATGGAAGAAAAGTTCTTTTTAATGCAAGAGTAGTAGATTCGAGTGTTGCTAATAAAACTATTACTGTTAAATGGGATAGTACGAATTCTAAATTATTAGACCAATATCTTGTTCCAGATGCAATTCTTGAAGTAACTAATGGTGCAAGATTTAAAATTGCTGGTGTTGAAAAGACAAGTTGTACGATTCCTGTTGCATCTTCAACAACATCGCTTAAAATAAGAGTTGATAATAAAGATCATCTTGTAACAAAAGATATTTGGATGTATTTGCCACAAGATAATTCACCTGGTGATGATACATCACGACAAAACTTTGTAGTTCAGATACCTAGTAATGTAACAATCAAAGAAGCAACTATTGAAAAACTTACATTGGAAGACAGTACTGCAACAATAACTGTATTGGATTCATTGAAGAATCTTCAAAGTGCATCGGAAGTGTATGCAACAAAACTTGAAGGTACAGGCAATACAACAAGTACAAACACTGCACAAATAAACAAGTAAGGTGATAAACATTTATGGTAACAATAGTACATGGAAGCAGTCACTTTACACCAATCGGAGCAACACATGTTACTGGCCCGACTGGTGCTTCTGGCGGCACAGGTGCTACCGGTCCATTAGGTTATGGGTATACGGGTGCAACGGGATTTAGTGGTGGTAATATCACCAACATGTATCTTGTTGATGTTGATGGTAATCCCACTATTACTGGTGATAGATTTCATACAATATTTGAATTAGTAGATGAAAATGAAACTAGTTGGACTAGTAGTTATACAACTACAACAAGAATTAAAGGGCCAACAGGTGGCGCGTATCCATTAATTGATGGACAAAATATTAATGATTCTTCGCGTATGGGTGTCACACTTGTGCAAGGAAGAGATTCTAATAATAATGCCAGTTCACTTGTATTAAAAGTGATTGAGGTTACTGGCCCCGCATTATCTTTACAACAAAACGAAAGTTTAGATACAATTAACATCATATATGATCCAGGAAATTTTGGATACTTAAATATTGATGGAACTGATACTGATAATGCCGCAGGACAATTGGTGGGCCTTTCTGGGTCTAACCTTGCAGGAATTAGTGGAGCAAAATACGACATATCGACAAGTTCGGGGCTTCCAAGTGGAGCAAATGCCATTGATGTTAGAGTTGCAAACTTTAAAGAAAAGGCAAAATATCTCAAAATTGGTACTGGTTATGATATTGAAGAAATTGGTGTGGGTGGACCATTATATGCGCCACCTGAGTCTCAATCTATCGACCCAAACACTGCTAAAGTTTTCATACTTAATATGAGGCAAATAGATGGTGTTGCTGGATATACAGGAGAAGTTTCATTAAACTTTAAAGATGCAAGTTTTGGATATACAGGAAATGGCCCTGTTGGTAGTGGTGGTAGTGATGCAGAATTAGCAAAAGCATTTAGTTTGATTGTTCATGGTGCTACAAATAGTGGAGAATACCCGCCGTGGTACACCAACAGTCAAACAGAAAAAAATATTATATGGCCCTTAAACAAACCTCCATGTTGGAGTGGTACAACTGATATTATAAACTTTTTCTGGTTGCCTTGCGATTATGATGAAACATGGTGTCCGGGCGAGTATGCATGGCACGGAAATGTAGTTCAATGGTATGGTGCGACTGGTGAAACGGATAGCAGGGATGCATATTGTTGTTATAATGATGATGGTACATTTTCTTTTGATGGATATAAAGATGGCCGAGATTACTATTTTGGTAATACTGGAGGCACTGGTGCTTGTTGTATGGGGAAAGGGGTATGTGTTCATACAACAGAAGATAATTGCCCTGGTTATTATAGTGGTGCAGGCACATTGTGTGGTGCAGGTGGAACAGGAAGTTCTTGCTATGAACTCGGACCATGCTGTGTAAGAAATACACAATCGAAAGAAGTTATATGTTATGAAAATATGTCTGCTAATGAGTGTGTGGATTTGGCCGAAGTATTAAACTACCATACTCTCTTTGGCGGAACGGCAAATTCATGTGAAGAAATGCAGTGCGGAAATTTAAGAAATGAAATAGGAGCATGCTGTGATGGTATAGGAAACTGTGAAGAAATATCTAAAACTAATTGTTTAAGACAAAAGAAATTCTTTATGGGAATTGGTATTCCGTGTGTTAATAAAGATGATGTGCAAATTTGTTCGGGTGGTACTGGGGCATGTTGTAAAGGTGGAGAAGCATGCGATAATAATACTTCTGGATTATCCTGTATAAGTGATGGTTATTTATATGGGGGACACGGTTCTCATTGTCGTGATATTGATTGTAGGAATGATTCAAGAACTTCTGGGTGTGTTACAGAAGTTGCAGGATTAAATTTACAACCTGGCGATTTATATGCGGGTGGTATGGTTGTTGGATTATATCATCCTGATGGTGAGGTTGGAATAGGAGCAAGGGGATTTGGTGGTTCTAAATTTTCTTCGTGGGAATCATTAATGCGTGGTGGTTTTGGTTCTACCTTTGATAATATAGGTGATGTGCCGTCTAAATATAAATCCAAATATGATTGGCACAGTTATGGATTTGACTCTAAATCTTCTTGCAATAAACACACCAACAGAAATGATGCATATTATGTAATTGTTTCATTAAATCCTATAGGAATAACTGGTGATAGAGTTGTAGAATATAATGATGTGGATGGTATTACAAATGAATTTTATTGGGGAAATCGTGGTAGTTCATGGGGACCTTTATATAATCAAAATCTTGGAATATATGAAGATATAACTAATGAATATAAATATGAAGTGTTTCCTAAATCTGAGGGTTATTGGTATGACCAAAATAGGGGCAAGGTTTCATTAACCACCCTTCCAGAAAAAACATTCAGTTCATGTAATGCATCTAGGATATATGGAAGTGATGCAATAAGTAAATTAAAAACTAGACCGACACAAACTGCACATGGTATGTGGCACAGAAACTGGGGATTATATAATACAATTAGAATTATTAGTGCGGATAATGCACTATTTAAAGGTTATTATGATAATGATGGAACATATACAGGTTCAGATTTTGGGCCTGGATTAACAAGTGGATATGTTTCTGCGGTTCGTGCAGTAAGATTATATGATGATAATTTAATATCTTTGGGAATAACGGGTTCTAATTCATCTAATGTTTCTGGTTGGTATTTACCAAGTCATGATGAGTTTTCATATGTTGCAAATAATTGCATTAGAACTGTTGATAATAAATTTAATTTAAATTCTAAACTTCTTGAAGAGGGTGGAACGCCATTAGATGGCTGGCATTGGACTTCTACTGGTGCATATGATGAAACAAAAGGATTAACTGCTGGAATAGGAGAAGGAATTATTAATCCTGCCACTGCGACTGGTCCTCTTGGAGTAACCGCAGATCCTGGAAGTTTAGCATGGGCGATAAAAATAAATCAAAGTGGGGATTCTGATAATTTCCTAGTAGGCAAAAAGAACAGAACAGCGAATACATATAAAGTAAGACCTATCCGTTTAGTGAGATGTGATGGTAGATATCCAATCAGTGACGATAGTAATTATAAGTTATGGAAGCTCCCAAATATTATTCGAGATGAAGATAAAGGAATTAACCAGAGGTACTAATGGCAGTAATACAAGGAAGCAGTAGAATAAAAAATATATCAGGGGCCAGTTATATAACTGGCCCTACTGGTTTTGCTGGCAACACTGGGCCGAGGGGATTGACAGGAACGACTGGTCAAGTAGGTCCAGTAGGATTTACAGGTTATGGCATTGCTGGTGTTAGTGGAAGCAGTGGTGAAGGTATCACCTATGAACTTATATTTACTCTTAGGGGATATGAAGGTTCTACAACAGGATTACTTTTAACGCAAGGAACAACTTTGGGTGTTACAGGTATTCGGGGTTCGACAGGAGATATTCCTACCGCATCATATTCTATTATAAATGCACTATCTAGGACTAATTCTAATTACGGAGAAGTATTTAAATCTATAGAGGGCCGTACAGCAACTTTCCGAAATTTAACGGTTAGTGGAAGTGGTATCAGTATAGTAACTCCAGAAAGTGATACTATTCTTATTAGAGGCCTTACACACGATTATGGAATACTTGGAAATACTGGAGAATTAATTTTTATTAATAATAGTATATCTGGCTTATCTGCTAATGCGGCAACAAATACATTTTGGAGTGGTGATCAATTAACCGCTAGAATATTAACACACAGAGAAAGATTTGTGATAACTGGCAGTGAAGGATCAACAAGTAATAACTTTACATCATGGAGTGTAACACCAGGCCACGTAGGAACGATTGGAATCAATACTCCTGATGGAACATCTGTTTCCTTTAGTAGCATAACAGATAAAGAAAATGCCGGAGATGACTCTACTGCGGGTTTAACTGCCATGTATAGTGGCATATATGTTGATGATGATGATGGTTCTCATAATGCGGGCGTTTACAGATTTCCAGGAATAACATTTAATACTCCATTAATTCCAGAACCAATTAATGTGGGTTCTTGTTGTTATTGTAGGGCAGGAACCGGGGAACAAGACGGAATAACAGGTCCAGGTTATAGGGGTTGTTTAGATTATGTAAGTGAACAATATTGTGATGAAATTAGTGGATGGTTCTCTGGCAGCACTGCGTGTATAAATCGTTCAGAAGGAACAGATTGTCATTATGAGGGAATGTGTTGTGTGAACGGAAATTGCATAGAAACCACACAGCATAAGTGTAATGTTTATGCTGGATTTTTTATTCCTATCAATTCAGATGCTAGTTTAACTACTTGTGATGATTTGGATGTGTGGGGCGGTTGTCCTGAAGCGTGTGGCGACCGTGGTGCGTGTTGTTTGAGGGGAGAATGTATAACTACAACTCCATACGAATGTTCGCTGTCAATGGATAGTATTTGGTTGGGGGGTGAAACACCCCGTTACGAACAGTGTGATGATGTCAATTGTTGTTTGCAAGAAGTAGGTGCGTGTTGTGTTGACGAAGTGTGTTATAATTGTAATGCGGAAGTGTGTGCATCACTAAGGTCGAGCTTTGGAAGTGGAGATTCTAAAGGCATGTTTTGGGGTGCAGGTTCAAAATGTTCTGGATTAAATTACGCTGATCCGCCACCAACAGATAATAGTGGAAATGAAACTGTAGTAGATCAAACTTATGCTCCATATAACTGCTTGGTTTGGGATGCAACAGCTGGCGCATTTGAAATGCACGGTCTTTTAAAGAGTGATGGTATGTGTCAATCAGATGATACTCCTCCACCATGTACTGGATGTCCGGGTTGGTCGCAGGTAATGCCTACGATGCCCGATTCGGAGTGTCCATACCCTGTAGGCCCATTTAGTGGAGATTTTTGTTTGTGTCCTGGTTCAAACTGTTACTGTGCCCCCGAAAACACAAATCAAAATTCATATACTTGTTTAGATTATCAAAATTGTGGTACGATTATATTACAAGATGGAAGTTGTCATGAATGTTGTAAGAGTAAACCAGGAGAGGTTGAGGAACAAAAATCAGCATGTTGTAAGCCTGACCACAGCGGTGATGGCACATATGAATGTGTGATGGAAACTTGGGAGGATTGTACCAGTGCGTATGGTATATGGACACGAGGCGAATCGTGTGTCAACATTGACTGTAACTGGGGAGCTTGTTGTAAAGATTGGGGATGTGAACCTGGCGTGGGTATAACTGAATGTTATGTTGAAGGTGGTATATGGATTGCGAACGGAAATTGTGGCGCTGATCCTTGTTCGGAATATTCTCTAATGGGGGATTTGTGGAATTTTAGTGGGGGAGAAGGCGCAAGAGCAAGAGGCCAATCAAGAAGTCAAGACTCGGCCGACTTATATTTTCAAAGCATGGCATCATCAGATTCAACTTGGCAACAAGACAAAATTATAGGAAATAGTGGTAAAAATCGAAAAACATATTCTGTTCCTGAATACAGAAAAGTAGTTGATGCTCCAGATGCAAAACAATTTTCTGGTAAATTTAGTTTATCTGGATGTATAGAACCCCGTAATGTAGTTTCTCCAGTAGATAAAGGTGAACAATGGACCATTGAAGTTGGAAGTGGAGATTGTAATTGTTGTTGTCCTGGAGTTTGTTGGGAAGGTGCATTGGGGGATGGTGGAATCGTTAATGATTGTAAAGATATAGATGAAAGGTGTTATAATAACTTTGATTCTGAGATGTGTGTTGGGTCTTCGTCAGTATCTCATAAAATTGAATCATTACCAACAAAAAATAAATCTATATGCGCTAAAGAAACATGGAAAGAAAACAGTCTTGGTTGCCAACCATACATAGATGATAAGGATTCTACGAATCAAGTTTGGATGGTTTGCTCTTGTTGTTGTGATTCTGGTTGTATAGAATTTGATGAGCCTGTACCGTGTTCTGACTGTGAGAGTCGTGGGAATTGTGTTTGTGTGAATGGTTGTGATAAGTGCTTTGCATAATAAAGGAACAATAGATGCCAGTAATTGGAAGTAGTTCAGTAGTACCACCAGGATCCGTGATGGGACCAAAAGGTCTTCGTGGTTTAACTGGCTCTACTGGTCCGGCAGGTACGGGTGGTACGGGTCCAACTGGACCTACAGGTGCAACTGGTGCTTTTGTATTTTCTGGCAGAACCGAAGATGATAATTTAATATTAGTTCTTTCCGATGGAAAAGAATTTACAATTGAGGGGTTAAAAGGACCAACAGGAGAAGTTGCGGCCGCTGGCGCTATTACTGGAGCTTCTGGAACAAACCCAGTTAGTATATTTAGAAATATAACAGATGGTATTACATTTTATTTCCGAGGAATAACAGCAGAAGGAACATTAACATCATATCAAACAGATGATTTGATAGGTATCAGTGGTGATATTATATACAAAGAAGGTGTAACAGCAGATGGAATGATAAGAAATAGATTTTCTTATATTTCGGCCGGAGCATCAGCAGATTCTACTGGATTAACTTTTGATTCTCTTGGCACAGTTTATTTTTCTGAAACTGGTGGCGCTACTGGTTACTCATATGATCCAGAAGAAATTGTTGTGCGAGTTCCTTCGATGCCACTTTTTGAAATGGATGGTGTTACGCCAAAAATTTATGGAATAACTGGTGGAGAGCCAAGTGCATGGTATACTGGCCCAACATGTGGTGACGGCGCAGGAATGATTATGGATGTAAAGCATGGAAGTGTATTCCGAATTGAAACACCAATAGGAATTCAAGGATTTACTGGAGATTTTTCTAGTAATGAAGTGTTTAACTTTACTATGCATCTGGGCGGTTACGACATATGGGATTGGCCAGGTAATATTTATTTTGATGAAAATGAACTGTATTTTTCTTGCGGTTGGGACATCATCAACTTCTTAACAAATGATGGTGGGAACACATGGAAGGCAAATGTTGCTAATCGTGCATATGGAGTGGATAAATGTTTTGGTTCTATTGGTTTAGGCTCTTGTTGTCATTTGGATATGGATGAACCACTTGAGTGGCTCGATGACGATTTAGATGTTCGGCCAAGTAGTAAAATACTCTGTATCGATTATATGTCAGAGAATGATTGTGCCCAACTTTATAGTCCATATGATTTAGATGGAGAACCAACTTTAGGGGGATCATGGAATCAATTTATGCCATGTGGTGAGGGTTGTGGTTTTGATGGAGATGCATCGGGAGTTTGTTGTAGTGATGGTGGTAATTGGGGAAACTTTGGAAACATGGCAGTTTGTATTGAAAATGTTGGTGCAGATGAATGTAATAATTTTGGCGCGACATATTGGACTCATATTTACTATAGAAATGTTGATAATGAGATGAATAGCATACCATCGGAATTAATTGAAGGTGGTCCTGTCCCCATTACTTGTGATATGGAAATAGGGGAGTATAGTTATACCCTCAGTGGAGGATGGCCATGTATAAATCCTTGCGAGGGTGGAATTGCATGTTGTAAAGACGGAGAATGCATCGGCGATTCGCTTGGTGCTGGAGATACTCATGGTGAAAAACTTCCACCACTAACAGCGGCTGCATGTGAACTTGTTTATGGTGGTATCGCGATTATTGGTAAAAGTTGTTCGGATACATCTGTAGATTGTTGTGATGAAACACCATATGTTGGTGCATGTTGTAAAAATGCAAACACTGGAGTTCCTGGTGCAAGGGAATGCCATGATAATGTATTGCGTAAAGTCTGTTTGGATGATGATTTAAATGTATTCATGGGACCCGGTACGGAATGTACTGGCCATAACGCAGTTGATTGTTGCGGTGGGGTAATTGGTGCATGTTGTAATGCGCTTCTGGGTACATGCACACACACAGTTGCGGCAGATTGTCCTTATCCAAATGTGTTTGGTGGTGAAGGATCAGAATGCACAGATGTTGGTTTTTGTGTTGCTCCACTGGGTGCGTGTTGTTTTGCTGAGGGTGGTTGTGGTGAAAATAAATTTAGTGAGTGCCAAAATGCTGGTGGCACTTGGAGAGGTCCACATACTCTATGTTGCGAATAATGTTGATTAATGGGAGTATTATATAATGGGTGCTTGCTGTTTTACTGACGGCTCATGTCTAGATAACCTTTCAACGAGTGTCCAATGTGTGGCAGTTGGTGGTACACCATGGCCCTGTACGCCGGGAGTGGGCACTTGCACCGAGGAATACTGGGATACATTTGATTGCTATAGTGTAGTTCCTGGCACTGATGGAACTTGCCCAGCATGTGAGTTTGATTGTCTCGATGTACCAACTGGTGCGTGTTGCATAGAAAATAATCACTGCCAGTTGAAGACACATGACGGTTGCAATAACGCGGGAGGTTTATATTGGGGTGACGATACGGATTGCGATACTAATTATCCATGGCAAGATATGTGTACCGGCATTGCAAAGTGGGGGGCCTGTTGTTGTCAGTGGTGTAACGGAGCGCAATGCAATCCTTGTGGGGAAGGTGGGGTAGACCTTTGTGAAAACGAAATGAATTATGCAGATTGTTGGACAAGGGGTAATATACAGTTCAACGATACAGTATGGCATCCGCATTATGGGGTTTGTATAAACGGACAATGTGTTGGTGAAGGAATATCATGCGAAACAGATGAAGATTGTGATGATGCGGAATGTTGTAGTGATTCTTCTGGTACATCGTTATGTTGTACTGATTTTAATTGCGATAGCGGTGGCACTTGTCAATCGGATTGCAATGAATGCCCTGGCTCAAATGTGGGTTACTGTTGTTATATTGACCCTGAGGGAAACAACGATAGTTGTGGGGGTTACGGGCCCACGGAGTTTGAATGTACTTCGAGCTGCCCATCGGATGACAGTTGTACATGGACTGCTGACACTTGCGGTGCTTGCGACAATATTCCACGCGGAGCATGTTGTCATGGCGATGGTTGCGATAGAAGAACTCAGGCCAACTGCGGCATCATCCTTGGAACTTATGTGGGTGATGATACGGTTTGTGAGGATGGCCCATGTGACGAAGGTGCATGTTGTTTGGGTGTTAATTCGTTCTGCTACCAAAAATTTAGATTTCAATGTGATTATTATACTGAAACTGGTTATGGTTTTTATGAAGGCGAGGGGTGTGACCAACAATGCAATATGGGTGCATGTTGCGGTTATGACGACTCCGAGCCGAACTGTACAGATTCTTATATTATGGATGAGTGTGAAGATGTAGATGGCCACAATGGGACTTTTTATGACTCGATATTGTGTTCGCAATTGGATGAGAACTCTTTATGCGAACAGCAACCAATTGGTGCGTGTTGTTTGAATCAGGCACCTTGGTGTTATCCAAACATGATTGCCATCGATTGTGGCGATGCTGGTGGTAGTTGGCAGGGAGAAGGCTCTTCTTGCAATGCCAATTGTGGCGATGGTAGCAATGTTGTTTGTTGCCAGTCGGGAGAAATGCCCGATGGAACAATAGATGAATGTTTTGCTTGCTTCATGGTTGACACAGAAGACACATGTACTGATTATTGGCATGGAACACCTGGTAGTGAGTTGGATATATTTACATGTAAAGATGGTGCTTGCTGTTTTGAAGGAAACCCGCCATCTTGTATAAGCCTATCATTCGAGAATTGCCTTTTGGTTGATGGAACACCAATAGGGCCGGATGAAGAATGCAACGATTGCGACGCGAGCGGTTGTGAAATTTGTATGGGATCTTGTTGTTATACTAACAATTATACTCCTATATGTGAGACGACTACTTTGCCAGATTGTGAAACAATTAGCGATGGTGTGTATACCTTTGGAGGATTTGGAACTAATTGTGATAGTGATCCTTGTGCTGCCCCGGGAGCATGTTGCCATTTGATAGTTGACGCGGGCACTTGCTATGATGGAAAAAATGAATGGGAGTGTCAGGGTGATCTCGAATTTTTCTATAGTGGCCAAGATTGTAAGGATATAGATTGTGATAACCCAACTGATGGTTCTTGTTGTTTGGGAGGTATATGCTACCATCATTATAAGTTTTCAGATTGTATTATTGCGGGTGGGTTATTTTTTGGTGATGTTGATGATTGTGATGGGATTGTATGTGATAATGATAAGTGTTGCCAGAGTATTAGTGGTGTTATAACTTGTAATGATTGGTATGATAATAAATGTAATTGTTTGGATTCTGGTGGAAATATAATTTCAGATTGTATTTCTCAGGGGATGATAAACTGTGATGATTGTGGAGATGATATTGCTTTTGCATGTTGTTCAAGGGTGGATGGATTGTTTACAGGAAACTGTGCAGATGCTTTATTTTGTGATGATAATGACTTAGTAATACCTAATAGCTATTGTGCAGACAATCCGTGCGATATTGGTGCGTGTTGTTACCAAGATCCAACTACGGGTGAAGATGTTTGTTCAATGACTGTGGATTATGATTGTGATATTAAAGGTGGGATTTTTAACTTAACCGCAGATTGTAATGATTGTCACGATTGGCCAGTCATGGGTGTCGAGATAGGTTCTTGTTGTTTAGAATTTTCTCCAGGATGTTTAGAAGTTCCAGAGTCGGTTTGTGATAATCTCGGTGGTGATTGGACTGAAGGGGAGGTTTGTCAACAAAATAATAGTTGTGGGGCAGAGAACTGGGGCGCTTGTTGCCGACTTGTTGAAGAATCGGAAGTTTGTTCTGAAGAATCTTCTTTTAATTGCGAGAGTTTGGGGGGTGTTTTCCATCATCATGAAATATGTTCTGCGGAAATTTGTGAATTTGGTGATAATTCTGATACTTGTATTACTTGTCCAAATGAAAACTGTGGCGGGGGATGCCCTGATGGATACACCTGTTGCCAACCGTCAAATGTGTGCATGTTGGTTTGTGACGAACCGTGTTTTTGTATAGAAGAGGGGAGAGAATGTTGCCCAGACGATAGTTGTGAGTTCCCATGTGACGAGGTAGCCTACTGTGGTTTGGGACCGGCTTGTCCAGAGCCTCTGGAATGTTGTGAGGGTTCACTGAGTGAGGGCGGTCCAGATGTTTCTGATGATTTTTATTGTGGGTTTCCGTGCAATGCACCGCCCCAATTAGTACTTTGTTGTACTGCCCCAAATGGTGGTGCAGGTAATCTGCCCTGCGAAACAGATAACACTACTACTATACACGAATGTGGAGTAAAAACTCCAGAAGATTGTGCGGCTGGTGGCGGAGCGGTAGTATCTGATTGTGGGGTATGCCATGATGTTTGTTGTCCGATTGTGTGTTGTAAGTGTGGTATTGGACCGGGGTGTGTATATCCGGGTGGTGATTGCAGTTCGGAAGCGCAGTGTTGGCCAGTGGTTGTGGGGTATGCTCATGATGGAGATTGCGGTAACTGGACTGATCCTGGTGGTTGTGGCGGGTGTGATTGCGCGCCTTGTGCTTCTAGTAATTTAACTTGCGATGACTCTTGCTTGTCAATGGATTGTGATTGTGGTTGTCATATCTGCGTGTCCAGTCTCAGGGGTGAAGGCCAGTGTCAGTGCGATGATGTGGATGGTGACGGAACTCATGATTGTGATTGTTGTTGTTGTTGTGATTGCGATAGTGGTGTCGATTGTTGCGGGTGGGATGGCCCCTGCGAAATACTCCATAGTGCTTGCGATTTCGATTGCGGATCGACAGGTCTGAGAAGCATAGATCCACCATCAACTGATGAAATTTTAACAAATCTTGCTGATACCCATACTTATGTTCGATTGCCTAATGGGGAATGTATCTATATGGAATGTGTTGGACCAGGTTGCCCGTATCCTGTTTGTAAGGAGGATATATAATGGCAATATTTAATTGGTTCAATGAACCCTTATCGGATGGAGATGCGTGGTATATCCCAGAAAGACATGACCTTTTTAAGTATGATGGCAACACACCCTCGCGAAGAAATCCTGAGTTTTTTACACACAGACCAACTAGCGGTTCGCCAAACTATAACTTTGATTATCGAATGCCATCTTTTTCGTGTATATCTACATCAAGCAGGGCAACAAATCAAATTCCAAATGGGGGATGTAGCTCGTGTCCCGATGGATGCTTACAGGACGACCCGTTTGGAGGAAACCCATATTCAGGTTGCGCGAGTCAATGCCGATATGTAGCAATAACCCCAGTGCATATTATTGCAAGCGCCCACTATTGGGCAACACCGTGGACACTCGGCTCCACCAGAAAATTTTATGGAACTGACGGTACATCTTTTCAAGAAATTAAATTTACAGAATTGCATGAGTTGGGGGACTGGTGGTGCGATAATGATGGGGATTGTGTTGGTGATGAGCCTCCTGGAGAGTTGGCTATATTAGAATTTAAGGCTGCTGGACAGAACGTGAATCCTACAAATGACAATGAATACAATACTTCGTTAGGTGACAGGTATCTTGCACCAGATGTAGAAATAAAATATCCATATTTTATGCCTGAGGTTATGGGTCCTTATGACCCAATCATAGAGTACATGAAAGAACAATATGTCGGAATTAACTTTGACCAAGACTTGAGAGGTTATGTGGTGGGATTGGATCCATATTTTAACAGCCAAGCTGGGTTCTATCCAAGGAAGACGGACTTTAAAGTAGGTCATCGGTACTGTGATAACTCCTCTGGATCTAATAGTCTCCAATACTTAATAGACAGGCAACTCGCAATAAGAGAAGATATGGCCACCTTTTATATGACGCAGGGAGAGTCATCGACACCATTCTTTACATACAATCCAAACATTACTGGAGATTCTCCTATTTTCTTAGGTCTTTGGGAATCACGCAATTTTACAAATATGGTACAAGATTATGTCTTACCCATCATAGAACAGTATGATATTGATAATGGCACATCATACGCAATAGATTTATCAGATAGAATACTGACAAGGAATCAATTAGGTATACCAGAAGTTGGTGGTTGTTGTGTTCCCACATATCCAGATGTTGAAGGTTGTGACGGGTGCTACGGTGCGTGTTGCCACCCTTCCTTTGGTTGCGCCAATCTTGATTTTGCCTCATGCAACAATATAGGTGGACAATTCCAAGGAGATAGCACGGTGTGTGCAGACTTAGTGTGCGAGGAGGTGGTGGAATGTTGGCAGACTTCCTCAGATGTTTGCCAGGAGTTGAATGGAATTTATCGTGACGATGGAAGTTCTTGCTATAATCCGTGGGCATGTCCTGACCCTGAAGTCGAAGGCGCTTGTTGTTATCTAGGCGATAGTTGTGGCCAAGAAACGCAATATGATTGTGAAAATCAATATGGAACATATAAAGGAAATTTTGTTGAGTGTTTTGCTGATAATCGATGCCCAAATATTATTGGCGCGTGTTGCGATGGAGAATTAACTTGCCTCGGCGAGTATACAGAGTACAACTGTATGGTGAATCAGGGTGGAACACATTGGGTGTCGAGTGCAGAATGCGGCGACACATTACCTTGTAATCAGGGTGCGTGTTGCTTTGGAACTTTCTGCCCCCCGGGTCAGACATCCCAAACGGACTGCATAAATCAGGGTGGAATATATAAAGGATATGGCACAACTTGCACTGTTGACCTGTGTGCTGAAGATGTTGGTGCTTGTTGTGTTGGAAACAATTGCATTGGTGTCTATACAGAATCAGAATGCGGAAGTGTGGGTGGAACATATAAAGGAGTCGGCACAACTTGCACTACAGGAATATGTAGTAGTGGTGGGTGTGTATCTTGTTCGAGTCAAGAAGAAAGATCCTCAATGAATCGATTGAAATTACATCCAAACGGAGTTAAACCCTATTATAACAACAAAAGAGCAAACAACTATGAAATTGAAATGCTCGATCCGGGTGAACAACAATACACAAATGTTCAATTGCCTAATGGGGACTGTATATTGATGGATTGTCGCTTGAATTGCCCCTATCCGTTATGTATGGAATGATATATAGTATATGAGTATTCAATTTAGATCTAGAATAAGAACGGCCGTTGATATTAAAGACGATATATTTTCTGGATTTGGTGTTTGTTGTTTACCCGATGGAACAAAGTCGGAAACACTAATATCGTTTTATGATTGTATTGATAGTAATGGGTATTGGCAATATGCAGAAAATCTTGGAGATATTGAATGCCCACCATTGTCTGATACGGGATGTTGTTGTTCGTGTAGTAATCTTGATAATCATGATGATTATTTAAATTCTATTAATGACAATTGGATTCCTGAATATGTGGGCGGATTAAAAGAACTAACACAATGTCAATGTAATGATATAGGTGGGATATGGTCACCAGAGGAATGTGATGCCTTTACAGGCGGTGATATCTTCGACTATAATGTTGAAAGAGTTTATAATTTTTGTACGAATGGTGCCGCGCAGGCACCAGGAATTTCGCCCCATGATGTACTCACTAAGTGGGATGTTAGGTATCCTAATAGTTGTTGTGTGCATATAGGTGATGGTAATTATGCAGATTGTAGAAATGTGTGCAATGGCCAACAATGTGCAGATTTTAATGAATGTAATTGTATAGGGGATTGTAATAATTGTGTGGGATATTATAATGTATACGGCATCGGTGCAGATGGAGGAGGCCTGGCATGTGATGATCCAGTTAATCCAGAGAATGCTATGGATTGTAGTGATGAGAATCAGCAAACCGCTGAAGCACAGGGAGGGAGTGGCCAAGAAAGTAGGTTTGATAATATGTTAATACAAAACAATACAATTAATTCCGAAGAAAATTTTATTAAAAGATATAATCAAACAATGAAACAGGCCGGATTGGGTATTGTGTCTGCATGTGTTGAAAATATTAATCGAAATGAATACAGTTGTAAATTATCTTCTATAGAATTTTGTCATGGATACTTTATGGGATTGCAGGAAGGTGGTTCTCCTTATAATTGCGGCCACACTGAAGAAATTGATATGATAAAAACCTTTCTAAAAGATGGAACAATTTCTAGAAGTATTATAGATTCTTGGCAAGAAGGAGAGTATAGAATTGCAGGCAGATATGCTGGAATATTTAACGGAAGTGGAGTTCATTCTGATATTGAAGTTCTGGGGCGTTCAAAAACTGGTATCGTTAAATCGTCTGCAATTATAGAAGAAGAAAATAATGATTTTAAATCGTTTACCAAGAACCAATATGCAGTTATTATCCCAGAAACTGATTATGGTATAAGTCCCTTACACGAAGGTAGTATGGCCTCGTTAAAGATTAATAAAAGAAAAAAATCAAAGTCAGATAGTGCATGGAATATGAAATTACCATTAAATTTGTTTGAACGAATTAGAAATAGTTTTTCTACCAATGGAATAGGTAAAGGATTTAACTGGGTAGTGCCAAGTAAAACCTTATTGGCATTTATGATGACAAAAACCCAAAAAAGAAATGATGGGGAGATATGGAGTGAAGAATTTAATGTGAATGCTTATGATTCGGTTGATGTTAAGAATCTCGATATTACTAGGGGCTCATCCGGCGTATTTCACGAAATGAAAGGAACATATTGGTCATCTACACTTGTCGAGGGAACAACATCCACCAAACCTCTTGCGTATGCACATAAAAGAGAAAATACCAACATAGAATCATTAAACACAAGCATATGGGCATCAGATATTATATTTGCCTCTGAACTTGACAAAACACATAGAATACGATTGGCTCTTTTAGTAAGAATTGTATAATTTTTTATTTGACAATATACCTATTATAGTGTATAATTTAATAAACTTTATTATGGAGATATTATGACAGATAAACCAAATTTTAGAAAAACACCACTGGATCCAAACCAACGAGGAATTAAAAAAGCATTTAGTATGGTGCAAAGTTTCGCTGTTGCACTAGCATCAAGAAACCTCAACAATAATAAAATTAATAAAGCAATTAAACAATTAAGAGTATTAAGTTGTTTTGGTAATGAAAGTATTGGTGGGGAATTGCCGCCTTGCGAATATTTACACCAAAGTGCTGTAGATAATACTAAACACATTTGCGGTGGGTGTGGGTGTGGTGATAGGAAGCAAACCTTTTTGGTTGCAAATGCAGATGAATATGGAAAATTAGATTATCCTAAACTTGCATGTCCTCTACAAATGCCAGGATTTACTGATTATACAATAAGCACTTCAGATGAATCGGAAGAACCAGTAACACGAAAATACTACATTGAAAACATAGATTATGATGCAATGCAGGGTTTAGATGTTGCCGTAGGGAAGCAAGAACAACCGCCAGAAAACCCAGAAGAATAATGTTTGTTGCTTCCCCACTCCTATATATTTATACATATTGTAGAGATATAGGAGTTTTTAATGGCAAAACCAGCATCTAGAGATGATATAATTGATTATTCGTTGCGAAAATTGGGCGCACCTGTTGTAGATATCAATGTAGATAGACAACAGTGCGAAGACCGATTAGACGAAGCATTAGAACTTTTTTCGGAATACCACTCAGATGGTGCTGAAAAAGAACTATTTGTATATAAAATTACCGCAACTGATAAATCGAGAAAATATATTGATGTCGAATCTATCGGACAACCAATTGGTGCGACAGGAAGTAGAATTACCGGCAAAGACATTTTAAATGTAGTAAAGATACATCAATTTGGTGAATTTGCAAATATTAATATGTTTGATGTTAGATATCAAATGGCATTGATGGATTATTTTGGGATAAATCGTGGGCTTGGAATGAATTCTAGTATGGGTTTAGCAAGATATGATTCCACTAAACGATACATCAACATGATTCAAGATTTCTTTAATCCAGAAAAACATATTCGTTTTAATAAAATAACAAATAAATTAAATATTGACGGAGATTGGACTAATGATATTATTGAAGGAAAATATTTCCTAATAGAAGCATATGTAAAAATTGAAGCTTCACAATTCTCTGAGGTATTCAATGATATTTGGTTGAAGAAATACTTAACCTCGCTCATTAAAAAACAATGGGGTGCAAATATGTCAAAGTTTGAAGGGGTTCAATTGCCGGGTGGAGTTCAACTTCGTGGCGGAGAAATCTCACAAGAGGCAGTTCAGGAGATTGAGAAGCTTGAAGAAGAGTTAAGACTAACATACGAATACCCAATCGACTTTATGACAGGATAATACATGGCTCGCAATCCCTATTTCAAAGACTACGCTGGTGAACAGGATATGGTAGAAGACCTAACCATCGAAATGATTCAAACGATGGGAAGGGATATGGTCTATATTCCCAGAACACTTGTTGACGAAGATAAATTATTTGGAGAAGATACAACTTCAAAATTTGATGATGGTTATGAAATTGAAATGTATATTCAATCTGTGGATGGTTTTGAAGGTGAAGGTGATGTACTTGCAAAATTTGGCATTCAAATAAAAGATAGGATGGAATTGGTTGTTTCTAGAAAACGATTCGATGAAGCAGTTGGCTCTTATGAAAATATCACACGACCAAAAGAAGGTGATTTGATTTTCTTCCCGCTCAGCAATACAGTATTTGAAATCAATTTTGTAGAACACGAAAATCCATTCTATTCTTTGGGTAAACTCTTTACATATAAACTCTCATGTGAAGTATTCACATATAGTCAAGAAGTTATTGATACTGGTTACAGTGAAATTGATAAGGTTGAAGACGAACGAAAATACTTTGCTATTGAATTGGCCATGGGGACAAGAATAAGCACCGATACTTATATCAATTACTTTGAGGGTGAAACGATATTCCAAGTTCTTGGTTCAACTGCCGCGGCACTTGCGGATGCAACTGCAACGGCGGTAGTTACAGATTGGGATGCAACTGCAACTAAATTAACAGTTACAAATATTGTTGGAACACTTTCAACTGCAGGCAATGAAACTGTTAAAGGTGCGGTGTCTGGTGCAGAGTATGAACTCGACAGTTCCACAACAACTACTGTGATTATTCCGCATGAACCCCAAGACGATGCACCGGGCGGAGATAATGAAGATTTTGAATTGCTCCGAGACCAAGACGATATCTTTGACTTTACAGAAACGGATCCTTTTTCAGAAGGAAATTATTAATTTATGTTTACACAGTTTTATAACGAAGCAATTAGAAAATTAGTAATTGGATTCGGTTCTTTGTTCAATGATATTCGGGTTGTTAGAAAAAATCCAGATGGAACAACTAAAGAAACTATTCGTGTTCCTTTATCATATGGGCCAAAAGAAAAGTTTATAAGAAGGATTCAAGAAAGTAGCAGTATATCAGATACTTCAAAAGTACAAATTACTTTGCCGCGGATCGGGTTTGAAATTACTGGTTTTGCATATGATCCTGCAAGAAAAACAAATAAACTTAGAAAAAGAAAAGCAATTAGTGCTGATGGGCTAAGTTATTCATATAACTACAACGAAGTCCCATACATCGTATCCTTCGGACTCTATGCGTTTACTAGAAATCAAGACGACAATTTACAAATTATCGAACAGATTTTGCCTTATTTTAGTCCAGAATTTGTTGTGTCGTTTAATGTAAATGATATTAATAAGAAAGTTGATGTGCCATTTGTGTTGAATGGCGTGACCACTGAAGAAGATTATGAAGGTGCGTTTGATACTAGACGAAACCTTACATCTTCATTTCAATTCAGTGCAAAGACATATATGTATGGTCCAGTCAAGACAGGAAAGATTATTCTTCAATCTGAAATTGATATTTTTGGCAGTGCGGAGAAATTCAACTACCCTGTTACTGGCGAAGATCATGATTTAAGAATAGGAATTACTGGCGGTTATACTGGAGAAGGTTATACGGCCGGTAATCAAATTTATGGTGAGTATTATTATGAGTGATAAAAAGTCGATAGACGAAAAATTATCAGAAGCATTAGGTATAGAATTTAAAACAGAAGAAACCAAAGAAATCGAAAAACCATCACATATACGAGAAATAGATGTCGATGCCGTTGACAGCGAAAAAGACTATTGGTTGGTTCGCAAGAACATGAAAGAACTCATCAAGCAAGGTGAAGAAGCCATTGATGGGATTCTAAATGTAGCAACGCAGGGTGATGCACCCCGTGCTTATGAAGTTGCCGCGCAAATGATTAAAACTGTTGCTGATGTAAACAAAGACCTCATTGATTTACACAAGAAAGTAAAAGAAATCAATAAAGAAGAAGTCAACATCAATAATACCACGAACCAATCAATCTATGTTGGTTCTACTAGTGATTTGCAAGACTTAATAAATCAAGAACGAAGCAGAACGAAAGCAATGACTGGGGATATTATTGATACAGAGATTGTAGATGACAAATAAATCAAAAGGTTATTTAGGAAATAAAAACCTAAAAGAGGCAGGGATAAATGTAGAATTCACCGAAGAACAGGTGATTGAATATATGAAATGTGCCAAAGACCCTGTTTACTTTATTGAGAAGTATATCAAGGTCGTTTCATTGGACGAAGGTCTTGTTCCTTTTAAGTTGTATGACTTTCAAGAAGACATGGTACAAACAGTGCATGACAACAGATTCACCATTGCAAAACTCCCTAGGCAGTCAGGTAAGTCCACTACGATGGTTGCATACATGCTACACTATATTATGTTTAATCAGAATATGAATGTTGCTATCCTTGCAAACAAGCAGTCGGTTGCTAAAGACATTCTCAGTAGATTACAACTCACATACGAATATTTGCCACTTTGGTTGCAACAGGGGATTGTAGAATGGAACAAAGCATCAGTAAAACTTGAAAATGGTTCAAAGATTATTGCATCATCTACATCATCCAGTGCGATTCGTGGTGGTTCATATAATGCAATTTTACTTGATGAATTCGCACATGTTCCTACCAATATTGCTGAAGAATTCTTCAATTCTGTTTATCCTACTATCAGTGCAGGCCAAGATACAAAAGTTATAATGATTTCAACACCCAACGGTTTGAATATGTTCTATTATTATTGGAAGGGTGCGACAAAGAAACCAGGAGAATCAGGCAAGAACGATTACATTCCAGTTGAAGTAAGTTGGGATCAAGTACCGCAATATCCTGGTGGTCCATTACGAGATGAAAAATGGAAAGAAGAAACTATTGCCAATACAAGTGCAGAGCAATTCCAACAAGAATTCATTTGCGACTTCTTGGGCAGCCAAAACACTCTGATTTCTTCTGCAAAACTTCGCACAATGAATTGGGAAACACCGAAAAGCAAAGATGCTGATGGATTGTGGATTTACGAAGAACCCAAAGAAGACAGGGACTATTTCATCACAGTGGATACTGCAAGAGGGCAAGGAAAGGATTATAGTGCATTTGTTGTGGTGGATACGACTGAGATGCCATATAAACTTGTTGCACGATACAGAAATAATACAGTGTCTCCTATGGTTTATCCCACCGTCATTCGTGCGGTTGCAACAAAATACAACACCGCTGGAGTTTTAATTGAAATTAACGACATTGGTGGACAAGTTGCAGACATTTTACATCAAGATTTGGAATATGAAAATGTATTGATGACCACATATAGGGGTCGTGCGGGCCAGGTAATGAATGGTGGATTTGGCGGTAATAGGTCACAATCGCAGTTGGGGGTTCGTACTACTATGCCGGTGAAGAAACTTGGGTGTTCTTTATTGAAAAGTCTAATAGAAGAAGACAAATTTATCATAGAAGATATGGATATCATTAACGAACTGATTACATTTATTGCAAAAAAGAATTCATTTGAAGCAGACGATGGACACACAGATGACTTGGTGATGGCATTGGTATTATTTGCATGGATGACAAGACAGGATTATTTTAAATCTTTGACAAATGTAGATGTCAGAACTCAAATATATGAAAATCAAATAAGAGAGATTGAAGATGATTTGTTGCCATTTGGATTTGTTATGGATGAAGCAGAAGGAGGCGAGTGGGATGGTGACGATAGGTGGTTTCCTATCTGAAATGTTGTAATTTTATACATAATATGAAAATAAAAATAAGAGAAATGTAAATTTGCATTTTTTAATAATTGCATAAAAATGACTTAATAAGAGGAAACATCTCAAATGGCAAGACCAAATATAACAGTATTAGTAGAAGATCAAAGTTTTGTTATTCCCTTTTCGGAATCAGGTTCACTAACAAGAGCGGGTATGGTTAGTCTTGGTGGACTGGCATTCGCATTGGGAACTACAGCAGAACATAAAACTGGTGTAATGACAATCTCATCAGTAAATGAATGGATTGCAAGATTAAACAGTACAGAAACCTTAGGCCACGATGGGTGGAAAGAAGCAAGTATTGTCAATGGCGGTTCACATTCTGAAATGCCATTCTTTCATACAGCAGGTGGTGAGGCAACCGCAGGTACAAAGTATGCGGGTGGTACTTTTGCACGATGGCCCTCAGGACCAACTGGTGCATGGAAAGACGAATGGTGGGCAGCACATAACTATCTACAATATGGTGGGGTTTTAATTGTTGGTGGCACAGGAACTGTTGAAAATACCGCCACATTGACAGCATCAGCAACTGCATTCCACGATAAGCAAATTCCACTAGATTTGGTATTTGCAGCGACTGGTGATCATGTTTCTCACACATCGAATATTGCATCATTCAGACAAGACTGTATTGCAGTTTGTCCGACAACGCTTGCAAGTGTTGCGGCACCGCACGGTTCGCAAACAAATGACGAATTCAATGTTTCGGTACACGGATATAAAAAGCACCTTGGAATTAATCAAGGAATTCGAGAAGATGCATTAGATGATTTAATTCAAACACCACTCGCAGCGGATGTTGCAGGGTGTATGGCAAGAACAGATGCAGTTGCAGACCCTTGGTGGTCACCCGCTGGATTTAAACGAGGACAAATTTTAGGTACTGTGCGACTTGAGGACAATCCAACAGATGCCGAAATGGACACAATGTATGACCTCAAACTTAACCCAGTTGTTACCTTCCCAGGCGAAGGAACAGTACTCTTTGGAGATAAGACATTGGCAAGTTCTAGTAGCACATTAAGTAGAATTAATGTTTCTCGGTTGTTTATTCACCTAAAGAAAACTATAGGTGCGGCCGCAAGAGATAAACTCTTTGAACTGAACGATGAAGATACTAGACGTTCGTTCAGGAATGCGGTTGATCCGTTCTTGCGATCTATACAAGCAAGACGAGGCCTTTATGATTTTAGGGTAGTATGTGATGAAACTAACAACACTGCGAGCATCATAGATTCAAATAATTTTGTTGCAGATATTTTCATCAAACCGACTAAATCTATTAACTTTATTAGAATTAGATTTGTCAATAAAAATACCAACGACAGCTTGGAATAAATAGCTAAATTTAATATACACAAGTATAGAGAAATATACAAAGGAAGATAATAATGCCAAACAACATGAATGTAGATACTTTTAAAGGACAATTTGACGGCGGGTCTCGCCCGAACAGATACCAAATATCTGGAAGCATTGGTGGAAAGCAACAAGTCGATGCCTCAGTCGCAGGCCTTCTTGTTCGTGCGACATCGATGCCAGCAGTTACTGTTGGTATTATGCGTGTTCCTTTCCGAGGCAGAGTTGTAAAGATTCCTGGAGACAGAACATACGAAGAGTGGACATTTACCGTTTATGATAGTTTTGAAAAGACAGAGATGTATAATAACTTTTATAACTGGAATAATGACTTCAGTGACCATGTCACCAATACGCCTGAAGGTGATTATACAAGCGGTGGTGTGGGTGTTAATCTAGACCCATCCGCGGATGTGTACCAAGATTGGGTGGTTGCACAGTTGGACATGACTGGGAATCCTAAGAGATGCACGACCTTGAAGAATTGTTGGCCAACAAATGTCAGTGAAATTGCATTGTCATATGATTCCGCGGACACAATTGCAGAATTTACTGTAACATTCGCGTATGATTACTTGACTCCTGATTGCTGATTGAAATGAATTTGAACTATACATATATGACTATACATATAAGGTAGAGCAAATCTTTCATTATAAGGAAATTATATTATGCCAATAGATATCTTCGGATTCTCGATAGGGAAGAAAAAACCGACTGACGCAACTGGCCAGTCAATAAATAAAACAAACGAAAAATCCTTTGTTGCTCCAGACGCGTACGATGGAACATTCACAGTAGACTCCGGCGGAGTCTTTGGTACAGTAGTGGACTTCGCTGGTTCTGTTAAGGATGAAAATGAACTCATTCAGCAGTTTCGTAGTATGGCTCTATTCCCAGAAGTAGACCAAGCAATCGAAGACATTGTGAATGAAGCAATCATTTTAGACCAAGATAGAAAACCAATTAAACTCGACTTAGAACGAGTTGATTTGTCTGATAATATCAAAACTAAAATGTATTCAGAATATGATAATATTCTGAAATTGCTCAAGTTCCATAAAACCTCTTATGATATTTTCAGAAGATGGTATATTGATAGTAAATTATACTATCATATCATCATTGATAAAGAGGTGCCACAAAAAGGCATTAAAGAACTTAGGCCGATTAATCCTACAAATATTAAGAAAATTCAAAAAGTTAAAAAAGAACATAAACATATGGGAACAAATAAAGTTCCTTTTATTAAGAGTGTGGAAGAATTTTTTGTTTATACAGACACCTCAAAGAATTCAATGAATCCAACACCGTCTTCCGGCATCAAAATTGCACCAGATTCTATTTGTTATACACATTCTGGTGTTGTAGATTCAAACACAAAACGAATTGTTGGTTATCTGCAAAAAACAATTAGACCATTAAATATGCTTAGGCAAATTGAAGATGCGGTGGTTATATATCGTATCTCTCGCGCCCCAGAACGCAGAGTATTCTACATCGATGTTGGTAACTTACCAAAACAAAAAGCAGAACAATACCTTAAAGGTTTGATGAACCGATACAGAAATAAAGTAACTTATGATGGAACGACTGGTGCAATCACAGACGGCCGTGACCATTTACACATGCTAGAAGATTTCTGGCTACCACGAAAAGAAGGTGGCAGGGGAACAGAAATCACCACACTTGATGGTGGACAAAATCTTGGCGAAATGGAAGATGTTGATTATTTACTCAAGAAAGTATATCGTTCTTTGAATGTTCCAATTTCGCGAATGGAAGCAGAAAACGGATTCAATATGGGCCGTTCTGCGGAAATTACAAGAGATGAAGTAAAATTTCAAAAGTTTATTGATAAAATACGAATGAGATTCACTGATATGTTCCTTCAACTATTAAGGACACAATTAATTTTAAAAGGTATTATGTCTGAGGACGATTGGAAGTCAATTGAGGCTGATGTGAATTTTGAATATAATAAAGATTCATATTTCTCGGAACTCAAAGAATCGGAAATTATGAGAGATAGAATGGAATTGTTAAGCCAAGCGGATGAATATATAGGTAAGTATTACTCTGTTGATTGGGTGCGAAGAAATATCTTACACCAAACAGAAGAAGAAATAACAAAAATGGATGTAGAAATTCAAAAAGAATTGGCAGAACAGCCACCAGTAGAAGAAGGACAAGAAGATGAGCAATATTGACCATATGTTAGCATCAATCATTGGTAACGATAAAGAAGAATTTTCTTCTGCGTTTGCTAATGAAATGAAAGAAAGATTGGCCATATCTATCATAGATAAAAACTTAAATATTTCTCAAGATTTGTTGGCTGATGACAGCATTGACAGCGAAGAAGTTGAAGAGGAAGTTGAACTGGAAAGAAACGAATCAGTAGAACCCCTAGAAGAACTTAGAGGTGCAAAATTCTTCCCATCTGGTTATACATTCAAAACAACAAAAGATGCCAAAGAATTTGTGGTTGCACTGAAGCATATGGGGGTAAAGAAGAAT